GATGTTCGAATAAATAATATTCTTTTTCTTTTCGATAATAATATCCTGGGTGAACCATAATAGAATTATCGGTGTTTAATTTTTTAACAGTAATAACATTATCTTGTATTAATACTTGGAAATTAGGATTAGAGCATTGAGCAATGATTTTATTAGGTACTTTGTTCCCGAAGACAATAGTTTTTGTTTCGCCATCTCTAATATCTTTTAAGATAATTTTCTTATCTATTAATTGGTAAGCATCTGTTGAATAATTAATTTTGCTATATAAATCTTTTAGATTTTTATAGGTTAAACTAATTGGCAAATTGTAGTTATAAGAAATAGTTACTGTTTTACCAATTAAAGCTTTGTCATACCATTCGACAATACCTTGTTTACCCAATAAACTATATTTTTCGTTAGAGATAATTTTACCTGTAGATGTGTCACGAATATACAAAATAGATTCGACATTAGAATGTCGTAATTTATTAAACATATCGTTTTCAACTACAATATCTGTAAATGCTGTCGTGATAGCATAATTAATATCCATATTATCTGGTGGTGTGATAATAAAAGTACTTAGCTCTTCTTTATTGCCATTGATATCATAAATTTTATTTAATGGCATTTTATTAGAAATAGTAAATGCTAAATTCAAATTATTAATAGAGAACTTAGTTGTATTTTGTTCACCAGCAGATATTTTGCATCGAATTAAAATATTATTTTGTTGTCTTCCTAGGCACCAATTTTGTTCTTCTTTTTTTGTTTTTCCTTGTACTTCAAATTTAACTGTTATATCTTTCGCAGGAGCGTCTTTAAATCGAGCTTGTTGGATTGTATATAACATTAATTTGTTTTCAGGAATAAATGGTGAGAAGTTATCTATTAAATTAACACGAGTTAATTCTTCTACGACATTAGCTTCATTATAAGCAATATAGTCTGTGTTGGAACGAAGTGTAATAAAGGTGGTTTCAAAGTTTTTATTAAATTCATTTGTATTAGAGATGATATTATTTTTACTATCAATAATATAATTGATAATCATATCATCTGTAATACCAGTATAATAAAAACCATTGGCTTTAGTTGATGTTTGGCTTCGATTAATAATTTCTTTATATTGTTTACCGTTTTCTGTTTTAACAATAAAGCCATTGATGTTAGAAGAAATAAATAATTCTTCTGTGCCAGTTAAACTTAAAATAGTTTTTAGATTTCTTGACTGTACTGTTTCTTTGCCTTGACCAGTAATTTGAATAGTCTGGATTGATTGATTTGGAGATAATGTAACATAATAAGCAATTTTGCCATTATAAGTTGTTTTATCTAATGGAATAGAAGAAGAAGTTAGTGTTTCTATCATTGATAAATCTAATGGGAAGCTTTGTTTTATACCCGTATTATTTGTAATAATTTGTTTTGGTACATAATTTTGTTTAATCAAAACTTCTTGATTATTTTCTATTTTATATAAATCAATATCGCAATTAGAATCTACAATAACTCGTTCTGCTACTTGTGGAGTAAAGCTATCTGTTACATATATAGAATCATCAGTACTTTCACCAATATGAATATATTCAATCAAAGGAGCATAAGAACTATGTGCTGTCATAGAAATATGTAATTGATTATTTATTAAGCCAGAAGTAGGCAACAAAACGGCATCGCCAGTTTTAATTAAAGAACCTTTATCTAGCCAAGCATTAATTTTATATCGTGCTGCTTTAATTTGTTTTACGCTAACTGGATATAAACCAGCTTTAGTAATCGTAACTTTTACATGAGTTAAGTCATTGTAAGATAAAATAAATTTTCTAGCACTAGACCATAATCCAGAATTAACTGTATCTACTTTACCGTTAGCTTCTATATTAACAATAATAGAACCTTGTTCTTGTAAATTACTAGCTTCATTAAAAGTGAATTCTAAATTATTACAATCTAATTCAATAACAATATTAGATTGTGAATCAGTGTCATTAGAATATAATTCATTTTTGTCATTAATTTTAAAACCATTTAATTTGACGATAGAACTATCAGTTGTGTAATCAATAGATTCACAATATGAATTAATGCGAAGTTCTTTACCTTCAGCCCCTTCTACATCTAATGTCATTTCGCCATATGTAGAAGTTTTATTAATCGTTAAGCCGTCTGCTGTATTATCTATGTCAGTATAATTTTTTAATTGTTCTCGTTTTGTAATGTGAGCAAAAATATTAGAGTTAACTAAATAATTATCTTTTAAAACAAATTGTTTTTTAGGTTTTAATAGATTTATTTTTTGCTTAGTATTTGTTTCTCGTTCGATATTATAAATAACCATATTATCGTAACGAGTATGAGGCTTCAATTTTAATTTGTATTCAACATTAGGTTGCAAATCATATTTAGGAGATACATCTAAGTTATCTGTATTCATTGCTAAATCAGCAACATAATATGTATTTGTACCAGTAAAAGTTTTATATTCTTTTAGGAATACTGTTTCTGGATTAATTTTTTTAACTTCTGTTGCTGTAATTTGATAATTAGCTTTTTTAGGAATTAACTCGTTAGAGTATCGTTTTAATTGCAACGGAATATTTGTTTTTAATTGTTGCCGAGCAATATAATTTTCTACTAATAAAGGAGAGAAAGAATACCCTTTGATTTCTATATCTGTTTTATCAGTACTACCCAAATCAGAATTTAATGCTACTTTAGCATCTAGTCGTTGACCTGTACCTTGTTGATAAGCAGAAGGAGTTGCGTCCCACGTATTTGCTAAGTATTCTAATTCTTTAAAGAAATTATTCCAGTATGTAATATCCCAGACTTTAGTTCTCATAATGTCTTTATTAATAGAAGACATAGTATCATATACTATTTCTCCATTTTTCATAAGATACATATTATGACCATCAGGGGATTCTATTTTAATATTGGAAGAACTAATAGAATAAAAATTAATTAATGTATTAATAATTGCATTCTTTAATCCTTGTTTAGTGCTATTAGTTTTTAATTTAAAAGATTGTAGACAACGATTTAATAAATCTGCATTTGATTCATTTTCATATCGTTCAAGAGAGGAGAACATAGCAAATTCATCGAAGATGTTCCATGTTTGTTCTCGGCGTAATTTAGCAGTATATTCGTTACCTTTAATAGAATATGTAATGAAATCATTTGCAGTAGCATCTGGGTGAATAATTAAATAGCCGTTTTCGTATAATGCTAATGTGTGATTTACTAGAAATTCTTTTTGGTTAGTAGTAACAGTGACTTTAATATTATGAATTAATAAATCTTTAATATTTATGTTACCAATATGAGCTACTAAGCCTACAGAAAAATAATCATTTTCTTTTCCGATATAATTAACAAGAAAGAATGATTTTTTGAATTCTTCAAATTCTTTAATAATAGAATCTTGTTCACTTGCAATAGATTGCAAATATTGACCAGACGTAGAAGTGTCTGGTCTTTTTTTTGTATCGGTCCAAGAAGGAATATCTCTTAATATTTTTTTAAAGAATTGTCTTGGAGTATCCATAGTATCCTTTCTTAATTAATTTCATCTATCCATTTAATAGAATCAAAAATAAATTTGCTATCAATATTTTGCAATACTTTAATTCTATCTGTTTCATCATTATCAACGAATAAAGAGATGACATTAAAATAATTTACGTCTGGTGTTTCAATACCGAGTTTATTAATTTTGCCAATTTCTAAATAATCGCCAGGAGCTAATCCATCAATATATTTTTTAATTTGTGCTGCGACATTTTTCTTAATGGCATCGATATCACCATCATCAGAATGCATAAAAATTTCTAGTATAACATTTCTGATTTTTGGAACAATATATTCTACATAAGTACCAGCAGAACAAATAGATTCTATTTTCGTTTTGGCTTCTTGTAGTGCATCACCAATATAAGGTTCTTCATATATTTTAGGAATGACATAGCAGGTTCCTGTTCCTGCCCCACGCGTTTTAGCGAAGTAAGAATAATTAGAACCTTTAGTTGGATTTAATAATGTTAATTGAATGGCTTTTGTATTAGCCGCCTCATTGATTAACATCCAGTTCATTAAACGATATTTATATTGGCTATCTGATTCTCCAGTTGCTCTTGGTAAATTTACCCATTCGCCAGTACTATCTAATGTTTCATCATATAAAAAAGACCAAACATGTGGCGTTTTATTATTTTCAATTTCTGCATATACATCTTCTAATGTATGAGCAATAGCATCTGTATATAATCCAATGGTAGACCCATTATCAAATTCTTGACCAGATTTCTTTTTGAAAATATTTTTGATTGACTGAAATATTTCGTGTGCTGTTTTCATAGTCTACCTTTCTTATAATTCAAAAACAAAGAATAACTCTTCATTTCTGTAAATATATAAATTAATATTTTCTGTAACGAAATTATTGTTTCGTTTTACCTGTTTAGCTTCTACTCGATATGTATCGTTTGTTATATTTTGAATGGTATCTTGAGCCATAGAAGCTAATAATTCTAAATTAGCATCTGTGATTATTTTATGTCTTTGTATATTAATATTAGAACCAAAGTCTTGATGATGGAATATATCATTAAGTTCTGTTCTTAATTTTAACATAATTCGTTGTCTAATTTCATCATCTTTATGAATTGTTTTTATTTTTTTATAAGCAGATTCATTCTGATTAGCTGTAAAACGTAACCGAAAAGAACGAGTATCTTTTTTAGCTGGCGGATTATTTAACATATGAAAGTTAGTTTTAAATACTGGATAACCAGAGTCAACAAAACTTAATTTAAAAATATCGTATGTTTCTTTATGTTCTAATATAATATCTCCAGCATTATTGAGTGCGAAATCTATCATTATATATTCCTCATAAAATAAAAAAGCCCGTCGTTCATGACGGACTTTATATTAAAATAATTTTTTAAGACTTCCCTTCAAGCTACTGATAGCCTTCGATGCTTCTTTATTTACATAATTGGTTAGTCTTTGTTTTTGTTCTTTAACAAAATTATCTCGATATGCATTCACTCGCTTGCGAGCTTCTTCAATTTTCTTTTGCACTTTTTCAAATTCTTTAATATGTTTTGTGATTTGTGGCATTAACTTAGTCGTTAATTTAGTAGTGATTTTTTTATTAATATTTTCAACTACAGGTTTTAGAGAATCATTAATATTAATATCTAAACCAATTGTACCAGCTATCGTATTAATTTTATTGATAGTGCTTTCGAGACGTAATTGTTTATATTCTAAACTCTCTAGTGTACTTGTAATATAATTCCCTAGAGATTTTTCATCTTTAATGATTGTAGTAATTTTATTGCTTCCGTTTACTACAAATTTATCTATTTTATCGTATATCTTATCGATGGGCTCTAAACTTTTATTCAGAGCATATTCACCTTTGTCTGCAAGTCCAAGTATTTTTGTTATTTGATTATTTACTAAATCTTGTAATTTAGTTTCTGCTTCATTACGGATTTCTTGCATTAATTTAGGATTTTTAATTTCTGCTGTTTTATGTCCGCGAATAATAGCTTTCATTTCTAAAATACAATCTTCATTCAAAATTATATTACCCAAAATACCATATTTAGTTTTGCATTTTTCAAGGCTTTTTAACATAGCTACATCAAGTTGGTCTTGAACAACTTGTCTAGCTAAATTTTTAACAGAATAATCTTTAAGATGTTGATAATCTAATTCTTTTGTATATTTCTCGTTTTTAGATAATAATTCAGCTGCTTGTTCTTTACTATACCCTTTATCCATTAAATATTGCATATCATTTTTAGAATATGTTTTGCCATTTGGACCATATGTTAAAGGGTCTTTTTTATGTAAAGATTTAGCTGCTTTTTCTAATTGTTCTGACGCTTTTTGTACATAGCTTGTCCGTAATACTGATTTTTCTAATTCGGTTCCGATGGCTTGTTTAATAGCATCTTTAACAGAAGGGTCTGTATATTTTTCATTTTTAGATAAAGTATCGATAGCTGCTTCTCTCGTATATTCATTTTTTACTAAAAATGAAATATCATTTTCTGAGTATTTACGACCATTAGGTCCATATACTTTAGTGTCTTTTTGTTTGACTTGTTTAGCAATAATATTATTTAATATTTCTTTAGGCTTTTTTTTATTAGATAAAGAGGACTTTACGTCCTCTATATTTATTTTTGACATAAAGTCCTCCTAGCTAATTGAATGTTGTATTTTTAAAAACGGTTAAGGGAAATTAGTGAATACTAATTTAAATAATTAAGCTTCGTTAATCTTAGCAGTATATCTGTCAGACAGTTTTTTAACGTTTTCTTTTTCTGATTCAGGGAATGCTACCCATTCACCAGTACCTAGGTCAACATATTCATTAAAGTCAGGTGTTAAGAACAATGCTCTAAATTCATCATGAGCGACTAAAGAAAGTTCTACGAGTTTTTTAACATCGTCTTTAGATTTAAGTACACAATATTTTGTACCATAACCAATAAGAGCACTATAAATATTATCACCTAAATCTTCTCTAGTTGCATACACTTTAAATAAACCATCATCAAAAATATAATCTTTTTCTGCGATATGTTCTTGCTTGTCAACAGCTTGTTCAAAATTAACTCGAGAAACGAATTCATGTAATTTTTCAATAGCTGTTGATTCAAAAGAATGTTTAACAGGGAATGTTTGTTCTGATGTACCAAACAGACTAGAAACTTTAAAATCGAAGTCTGATTCTAAATTAACACTATCTGGAATAATAATAGTGCCAAGACCATCTTTAGGTCTCTTGCCATATTCGTAATGACAATAGCCATGGTCTGTTCCATCTTGAATGGCTTTAATAAAAACATTGTTGCTTGGAACTACTGCACCGGGTACCAGAATTCGTCTAGTACCATTGTTAAAGCATGGATATGAATTACTTAAATCATCTGTCATTTTTTCGATAACAATATCTTTAACCATATCAACTAAAGATACAGATTTATTATAAAATTTAGCTGCTTCTTTATTAATTCCTAAATTAAAACCAAATTCATTAAAACTAGTATCTACTGTACTTTGCACTTCTTTTTTATCCGCAGCTTGTGCCGCATCAATAGCGTATACAGTATTTGGGTCTAATGTACCAGCTTCTTGCTTTTGTTGATATGCTTCTTTTGTCGTAAATACAATTTTAGTAATTTGTTCACTCATATATTATTTTCCTTTTATATTAATTAATACTTCTAATAGTAACAGCTACATCGTCAGGGGCTTTTACATAAGCTCCGATACCTTCAATAGGCTCAATATACATATCATATGATGTATTACTAAATAATACAGGTTTGAAATTATCTGGTATGTCAAATTTTTCTGTGTAATTTTGCATCTTAACTAATTGTAAAGTTGGCAAATTATTTAATAGATTAATAGTAGATTGAGTAATGTTGCTTTTAAATATGATTACTTTTACTTTTAATGGTTTACGATTGTTAAGTCGCAATAATGAATTTACAAAGTTTTCAGTATCTGATTCTTCGTAAACTAGAATTTCAGCATTTGCTACTTCGTTTTCATCTGCACTAGAAATGTCAGCTTCTTCTAATTCTTTTTTGGAATTTGTATTAATACTAGATAAATTAACTCTACTTAATATTTCAGATATCTTTGCATCATTAATAGAAGCAGAATTAAAAGGATAGTGAGTATATTTGCGAAGTTTAGTCAAAATTGTATTTTTGCTCTGAGGCATAGCTTTCCATGTATTAGTTACAGAGTCATAATACTCAGCTAAGCCTAAGTCTGTAAAAACTATATATGGACTAGTTGTCGTTAAACGTTTATCCAATAAAGACAATACGTCAGGACCTATCATAGCTTTATCTGAAATTGCAACAAATGTTGTGTGAGTATCAGATAATGTATAATTAATATCTCGTCTAAACTGTTGTTTAGATAGTTCTGTATCTTGATAATAGCGAATATGATGTCTGAGCCCACCAATTTCCCCATAGTCACCACGAGAAAGCATATCAGGAGCATCAAAATCAATGTCATCTACCACTTCATCTATTACATCTTTTACGATATCTTCAAAAGATGGTACAAATGTGATGGTATTAGTTTTAGTATCGAAGATATTGGAAAGTTTTACTTTAAAACCTTTAGTTAAATCTAAGGATTCTGGCAAATGAATAATTCCTATATAAGCTGGATTAGCTGTAACACCAGGAGGTCCCATTGGTCGAGGTTGATTTGTTTGTTCGGTTAAATCATATTTAACCATACCCAAATCTCTACCGTCTTGGGATACAGTAATAATAGAATTTTTGAGAACATTAGAAACTTTAACATCTCTAGTTTCATTACCAGCTAATTTGCGAGTATCGTTTAAATAATTAGCATCAATTTTTTCCTTAACTGAATCTTTAATCATATCGACAAGAGATAGACTTATATCATAGAATTTAGCTTTCTCTTCATCAATACCAAGACTTAAACCAAATTTTTCAAAGCCAGTATCGATTGCGGCTTTAACTTCTTTTTTGTCTACTGATTGAGCTGCATCAATGGCATACACAACACCTTCTTCTAATGTTCCAGAAGAAACTTTTTGTTCATATGCTTCTTTAGTAGTGAAAATAATTTTTGTAATATCTGTCATTACTATATAAGCCTTTCTATATTAAATTATTATAAGTGGTCATTAGGTTGTAATAGTACAATACGCCAAGACTCAGGGCCTTCTGTTGATTCAGCGATATAAATTGAACCATAAGATATTGCAACTTGTCCAGCAAAATCTGGAGCTTTTGTTACATCAGTAGCAACAAGTTTACTACCATCAATAGATGGAGTTTGGATATTTTTAATTGCCTTAATAACATCTTTTCCGGATAGGAAATATACTGCTTCTTCATCGATTGTGTTAGATTCAATCATTTGACTAAGTTTATCATAGCCAATCAAAGTAGCTTTCTTTAAAACTGTCATAATAAATATGTCCTTTTATATAAACAATTATAGCGTATCTATTGGTTCAGTTCTAATAACATTCCAACCAGCGCCGCCATGTTCCAGTGATTTAGCTATATAGATTTGACCGCCAGACACTGCAACTTGTCCAATAAATGCTGGAGTTGTAGTAATATCGGTAGCAGTAATACTATCTTTACGAACGTATTCTTTCAACTTTTCATCAATATCTACATTATTAGCAATCCATTTGGTACCATTCCAAACTATCTGCAAACCTAAAGTAGTATCGAAGTATTGTTGACCTACAGCAATGTGTTCTATTGGTCGTTTTTCGGTAGGACCAGAGTGAATGATTGGAATAGTTTCATATGTCATTACACCCATAGTATTTACTGGTTTATCTGGCATGAAATAGATTTCCATACTTAAATCATCTAATGTACTAATAACATTAGCATCATAAGTTTCAGGAATTTCGCATTTCATAGTCTTAGCTTCTACATTAGTTTCGATAACTTTAAAAGCACCTTTACCTAATACATTCATTATACTACCAACTGTAATTGGAGTATCTTTTAATGTGCCATTAGTCCATACTGGGAATTTATCGAAGCCAAAAGTCACTGTTCTATCACCATTGTTAGTAACAGAAGTAGGTTTATCCGCTGCTGGTAAATATTCACTTTTAGTAGTATATCTATAAGTAGATACATACCCAAAATGACCAGAATTGTTTGGTTTAGATTCTAAGAAAACATCACCAGCAACGCCAGCGGCATAATTACTATAGTCGTAATCTTTAGCGTCTTTATAAGGAACACCATTAGCACCGAAGAAGATAGCTGAACCTTCACCATCAGCTAATTCATCTGTACTAGAAATATTTATTTCACGAATAGTTCTATCATAACCTAAATAGATTCTGGTTTTAGCTGAGTCTTCTACTTTCATTTCATATTTTCTATTAAGGAAACCTTTAGAGCTATATTCATCAACAGAGCCTAAATTTTCAAATAAAGTCAATGCAGAATATTCAGTAACCCCATTTGGTGAGATAGCTAATTCTGGTGCATTAATCCAAGAGAATTTAGCACCTTTATCTATCCAGTGCTGAAAGTTTTCTTGGAATTTTTCAAATTTAAGGTCGCTTACTTTAATTTCAAGTTTAGCACTTTCTGGTGAGACTAAATAGATAAATGCAGAAGGTTTTTCTTGGGAAAATACATGATTTGCATTTTCATCATCAAGTGTAATATCTAATTCAACGTTACTAATTTCCGCTCTTGGTCCAACACTAAGATATAATGGGTTTTGGCTAAGAGACCATCTACCAGTCAATTTGAAGTTTGATATTTTATTAGCATAGAAATTAGCTGTAGTGCCGCTATCTAAATTTATATCATCATCAAAATGAAGAGTAACATTCTCGAAATCAGCATATGAATATGAGGAAAAACCAAAAGTACAATTATTGGAAACAATATTGCTTATACTATTATTTACACCGTAATTGTATTCTAAATATACAGCATACATACCATAGTTAGTTTTTATATTATCGATAGTCAAGTTATTACATTGAGCAGTTAAATCGATATTATTACCAGCACAATCTTTAGTATTAGTCATACGAAGATTTATTAATTTTACATTAGTAAATAATAAAGTACTAATAGTAGTTTCTGTGCCAATAAATTTAAAGCCACTACCATCAACATCTTGGTCTTTGACTTTAAATACAAAACCATCGATTGTTACGTTATAAGCATTTAATACTTCACCATCTTGATTTTCTGGTGCGTTGCGAGTTAATACAAACCCGATAGGTTCTCCACCAGAAGCATCAGTATGGTCACATATGATAGTAGCACCATAAGTAGATTCAGACCTGATAACCAAAGAACGATTCATATTTTCTGGGCAGAAAATCTTTACTGGATTTTCAATCTTATAAGTACCATCAGGGAAGATTACTTCTTGATATTTCTCTTTAGATACTTTGAGGAATAATTCATTTAATTTTTCAGTTACATCGGTAGCACCAGTATTATCGATACCATAACTAACTACGTTAATACTTTTAGTAGTATCCATGCTAGCTTTAATAGTAGATATTTCTTTTGCTATCTTATCTATAAATGGGTCTAAGACACGTGACAACGCATCTTTTAAATTTGCCATATTATTCATCTCCTTTCATTAATGATTTTCAACTGTCTCTGTAGTAGCTAATGGATTATCATATTTAATTTTAGCTGCTTCATACTTAGCTACAAGATTTAAACCATCTAACGAAAGGGATTCATCTTTAACATAATCACTTAAATCTACTTGAGGGGCAGATGAAGAGATAACACCAGTTTCGGATATAGTAATACCTTCACCAGCTATAAGATGTTGGAGTTCGGTTTTTTTAGCATAAGTGGATTCTATATCGGAAGTTTTAGCTAGACCTTCAATGGATGGAACTTGAATGTTTTTAACTGCATTAATAATATCTTTGCCAGATAAAAAATATACTGTTTCTTCATTAACTTCGTTAGACTCAATCAAATGATTGAGTCTATCGTAGTTAATCAAAACAGCCTTTTTTAAGACTGTCATGCATAATTCCTTTCTATAATCAAAGAATTATATATTAATTAATGGTTCTCTACTTCTACAGTAGTGATATTAGCGAATGGGTTATGCCATTCAGTACCATTCCAGTATACAGGGACACCAAGAGTTGTGTCGAAGTATTGTTGACCAACTACAAGGTTTTCGGTAGGACGTTGTTCTGTAGTACCAGAAGCAACAGCAGCTAATTTAGCTTTAAGAGCACTGATTTCAGATTCAAGAGATTGAACTTTTTCATCGTAAACAGATTTTGCTACAACTTCAGTAGTTTTAGCAAGACCTTCAATGGAAGGTAATTCAGCTTTAGTAGCTAAACCAGAAACGTCTGGTAATTCAGTTTTCTTAGCATAGTCAGCGAGTTTAGTATCTACATCAGTAGTTTTAGCTAAGCCTTCAATACTAGGAACGGTAATAGCAGCAACTTCAGCTTTTGTAGCTAAGCCAGATACATCTGGTAATTCTGTTTTCTTAGCATAAGTGGATTCAATTTCAGTTGCCTTAGCTAAACCTTCAACAGAAGGGAGCTCGGTTTTCTTAGCATAGTCAGCTAATTTACCATCAACTTCTGTAACTTTAGCTTCTAATTCACCTTTAGCTTCATTGATTTTACCATCAACGTTTGTAGAGAATTGGTTGATATTTTGAGTTAAAGTTTCTTCTGTAACGAAGTCAGTTTTAAGAGCTTCAACTTCTGCTTTAGTAGCTAAGCCAGATACGTCTGGTAATTCTTTTTTCTTAGCATAAGCTGCTTCGATATCTGTAGTTTTAGCTAAACCTTCAATGTTAGGGATAGCAGATACGTCTGCTTTAGTAGCAAATTTAGCATCAACTGTGGCAACTTCAGCTTTTGTAGCCAAACCAGATACGTCTGGGATAGCGGATACATCAGCTTTAGCAGCTAATTTAGTATCAACTTCAGTTACTTTAGCTAAGCCTTCGATGGAAGGAAGTTCTGTTTTCTTAGCATAGTCAGCTAATTTAGTGTCTACGTCTGTAGTCTTAGCCAAACCTTCAATACTAGGAACAGTAATGCCAGCAACAGCAGCGGTAACTTCTTGTTTAGTAGCTAAGCCAGAAATATCAGGAATAGCAGTTACATCAGCTTTAGTAGCTAATTTGTCATTAGTTTCAGCTTTAGTGTAAACATTCTTAACTTTTTCTGCAACTGTAGTCAAATCAGAATTTTGAGCTAATGTTTTTAAAGTAGATACAGTATCTGCATCTAAACCAGCTACAGCATTTACTGCTTCTTTAGTAGCGTATGTTTCAGCTACTTCAGATGCTTTAGCTAAACCAGTAACTGCTTCAGTAACTTCAGCTTTAGTAGCTAAACCTTCGATAGAAGGAAGTTCAGATTTTTTAGCATAAGTAGCTTCTACTTCAGATGTTTTAGCTAATCCTTCAACGGAAGGTAGTTCAACTTTTTTAACATAGTCAGTCAATTTAGTTTCTACTTCAGTAGTTTTAGCAAGACCTTCGATAGATGGGATAGCAGAAGCATCAGCTTTTGTAGCTAATTTATTATCAACTGCGGATACTTCTTCTTTAGTAGCCAAATTAGAAATATTAGGAATAGCGGATACGTCAGCTTTAGTTGCCAACTTAGCATCGATATCAGTTACTTTTGCAAGCCCTTCGATAGATGGAACTTGCACACCAGCAACAGCTTCAGTTACTTCTTGTTTAGTAGCAAAGCCAGAAACATCTGGAAGTTCAGATTTTTTAGCATATGTAGATTCAATATCTGTAGTTTTAGCCAACCCTTCTACAGAAGGGATAGCTGTTACGTCAGCTTTAGTTGCTAACTTATCATTAGTTTCTGCTTTAGTATATACATTATCAACTTTATTAGCGATAGCTGTTAAATCAGAATGTTCAGATAAATTTTTCAATGTAGCAATAGTATCTGCATCCAAACCGTTAATTGCATTAACTGCTTCTTTTGTTGCATATGTTGCAGCAACTTCAGTAGTTTTTGCATAGTCAGCTAATTTAGCTTCTACTTCAGATTCTTTTGCAAGACCCTCAATAGATGGAACTTGGATAGCTGCTACAGCATCACTAATTTCTTGCTTAGTTGCAATAGTATCAAGTGCAGGCATATCTTCTTTTTTTACAAGTCGATTATTATATGCATCTCTAAAAGTAGCTGCTAATACAAAATCTTCAATATGAATATCATTTTTCTTCATATAGACATTGTTTAAGTCAGAAACTTTTGCGAAATCTTCTACTTCTTTTTTAGTAACATATGCTGTTTTAATACCACTAACATCCTTGGCAACAGCTGTAGAAAAAGAGCCAAGAATTTTTTTAAGTTGTTTTACGGAAATGCTCATTATTATTATCTCCTTTAAGAAAATAAAATATTATTCAAATCGATTAGTTGTTTTATTATATTTTTTACCATCATTGGTATAAATTTCAATGGATTTACTAGAATAAGATAACTTAGACGTATAATCAAATAAAGAAATCTCGGAATTATTGCCAAGCACCAATTTCTTAACCTTAGGACAGTTTTTTAAACTAAAACTACTATTTAAACCAGTTTTGTAATTATAGCTACCTAAACTTAATTCTTCTAATTCGCTACAATTTTCAAAAGCATTCATAGCGATTTTAGTAACTAATGGTGCTGTAATTTTTTTCAAATTACTGCCATTAAAAGCTAAATTATTTATCGCAGTTGCACGAGCATAGATATGAATTGGTTTGATTTTTTTATTATCTTTATATTGATTTATTGCAACATCAGTTGCTGTCATATTATATTCCAAGTTTTGCTGCAAAAAATTACCTAAAGCGCCTCTTAATTCTTCTTCAGTAAAACCAACATTTAATACATTTGAAATTGCTACTAATGTTTCATCAGCAAATGTATTAACTTTAATTTTTTTTATTTCTTCTGCGAATAAATATAGTTTATTTTGAGTTTGAATATTTTTACTAATAAGAGCATCGCCAATATTTTTAATATGTGTATTAAATTTTTTAATTTCATTTAATACATCTTCGATATGTTGCTCTGCCATCTTTAAACTTCTCCATTAATTTTCTTTAATTCATTAACAATTAATTGGAAATCATTTTTAGTCACGACTTCAGTTTTGACGGCTAAATTAGATATATCTGGCAATTCTGTTTTTTTAGCATAAGTAGATTCTACTTCAGTAGTCTTAGCTAATCCTTCAATGGAAGGAACTTGAATATTTTTAATTGCTCCGATAACATCTTTACCAGATAAAAAGTATACTGTCTCTTCATCAACTGTGCTAGACTCAATCAATTGACTGAGTCTGTCATAGTTGATTAAGACAGCCTTTTTTAAGACTGTCATAAGTATAATCCTTTTTTATATAATAAAATATTATAAATGACTTTCAGAATCTTCATGTGCAGGTTCAGGAGCTGCTTCATGTGATTCTTCTGTATTAACTGCTGGAGTTTCTGCATGAGTTTCTTCAGTAGTTGTAGCTGTAGATTCAGCTGGTGCTGGAGTTTCAGTATGTGTTTCTCCTGTAGAAGGAACTACAGGTTGTTCAGCATGAGTTTCTTCACCTGTTGCTGGTACAACTGGTGCAGCTTCATGAGTTTCTCCATTAGTTACAGGAGTTTCTGTATGTGTTTCTTCAGTAGTAGAAGGTTGAGCTGGAGTAGTTTCATGAGATTCAACTGGAGCTGTTTCATGTGTGCCTTCAGCTGGTACTACAGGAGCTACTGGTTGAGTTTCTTCATGATGCTCTGGAGCTGGAGTTACTGTTTCATGATGTTCTTCAGTATGTGTTTCTTCGTCAGTAGAAGGCTGAGCTGGTGCAGCTTCATGAGTTTCAGGAGCTGGAGCTACAGGTTGTTCTGTATGAGTTTCGTCTTTAGGAGTTGCAGGAGTTCCTTCATTCTTTTTATCTTCAGAAGGTTTTTCTGTTTCACCATCACGAGCTTTTTCATACATATCTTTCATGAAGTCGTCGTCGATAGTTTCATCATCTTCGTCTTCTTTTTTATCTTCAGAAGGTGTATCTTTGCCAGGTTCTGGTTTAACAGGTTCTGGTTTAGCAGGTTCATCTTCTTTCTTACCTGCGTTTTCACCAGGAGTTACAGGAGTGTCTTCTTTTTTACCATCTTCTGGTTTAGGAGTTGGTGTAGGAGTTTCGTTTTCTTTTTTACCTGTATTTTCACCAGGGGTTACTGGTGTTTCATTTTCTTTCTTGTCAGTTTCTGTATTTTCTGTTGTACCAGGTTGTACAGTTGTGCCACCATTATTTGGTTTCACTTTTTCTTGTGGCCATAAAGCAGCTACATACAAACGAGTATATTCTTCGCCATTAACCATAAAGGAGATTTTTTGTTCAATAGTAGCTTGAGGAATATTAACTGTAATTGTATTAGCTGGTTCAATTTCTTTTAATTCATTTGTAGCTAAGTTCAAGAAGGAAAGTTTCTTAATATTAGTCAAATCTTTAATAGAAATTTTAAATTTTTGTTTTTGTTGTTTAGCTTTATCATAATAAACAACGATATTAGCTACAGTTTGACCTTTGTCGTCAACAGTAGTATCTGTTTTGTTGCCATTATTGTCAGCAGGAACATATTTGTAATTATCAAGGTTTACAACAGTACCTTCATCGTTGTCATTAACTACAGGTTTAGTGTTGCCTTGGTTTGTAGCAGTTGTGTTTTCTGGCATATTGTTACCATTTGGCAAGGTTGTATTATTATGGTCGTCTACTACGCTAGGTTTAGGTTTACTCATATCAACTACTGTAGAAGTTGTATTGTCTGGAACTTCTGGAGTTACATGAGGTTTAACTACTGCATTACCAGAGTTAGTAGAACCAGAATTATTTCCTTGCGCTCCTTTCTTGAGAATATCATTAGATGCTAAATTAGCCGCGTCAAGTAAATCTTTTAAATCCTTAATTTGAGCTTTATCAGTAGCACCCCAAAGTAAACTAGATGCAAGGTCTTTAATACTAGCAATGGCTTTAAGACGTTCTTCTTGCGTCATGCCACCATCGCCATATTCTGCTTGTACTTTTTTACAAACAGCTTTAGCTGTGGCACGATTAGCGTCTTTGTCGAGCATTGCTAAATCAAACCAAGCCATCAAAATGTTATATAACAATTGAGCATACTCAACTGTTCTGTCATTTTGTGGCAAAGTATTTGCTTTTGCTTCGATTAGTTCAGTAAAAAACGCATCTAAATTTTTTACTGTAGCATAGAACTTACGAAGCGGAGTTGTGTACAACTCAAGATTTTGCATAGTTCATATGCTCCTGTTAAAAAAAATTAAAACAAAAAATATTTGTTCTATAAACATATTACTTTATAGCTGAATAATAATCTAAATAAAATATTATTTTTTAGCAAATGCATTGTAGAAACTTTGTGCATAACCAACACGTCCAACATGATTTACGACAGGAATTCCTTCACGACCATCACCATCTTGATATTCAAAGTTACCAGTAAAGCAACTTACAGCACCTTCAATCGTTTTACCATTCATATTTTGTGGTAAGGCTCCACTATGGGTTGTTTGTAATTCATATTTTACTGTAGCTAATTGAGCTTCTAAATCATAAGGAGATTTTCCAAGTTTAGCTGCGATTTGTTGCAATAGTGCTTGTCTTGGTGCATCTGTCCATTGTACTAAACCAAAACCAGTACCTGGGGTTAATGCACCACCGCCGCCAGTTCCATATCCAGCGTCACTTTCAACTGCTCCAGTACTTAAACTAGATTCCTGTTGCATATTACCCATAATACCAGCGACGGCATTATCATCATATCCCATATCTTTAAAGAAATTCCAAATGCGTTGTGCAGTTGAATTACCTCTTAAACTTACAGGGTCAAGAGATGCAATAGCTCCACCGCCGCTATAAGAACCACTACCGCCATCTTTATCAGCTCCATAAGCTCCATATTTGGCATCGTCACGTTTAAGACCTTCTTTACCAATACGAGAAGCTTTATCTTCAATTTTAGCATTTACTTGATAGCCTTTTTTAGATAATGCTAGAATATCTTCTTTTACTTTTAATGGGTCATCAATTTTTAAAGCAGGGTGAATATCAGCTACATTTAATCTTGGTCCAAATGGAGCAATACGAGCTGGTCTACGAATCATCATGTAGCGTCCTAATTGTCTATCCCATGCACGAACTAATACATAACCAACCATTGTAAAATTACCTACAGTAGCGAATTGATTATCTTGCAATGGAACAGATTTAAAACCAGTAAGCTCCCATAGATTAGGATTTAATTTATGGTCATTAATAACTAATTCATCTGTATAATATTTTATTCGATTTGATGTGTTAACAATTTCTAAACCTAATATATCTACTGTGCCAGATGGATTCATTTTCATCTGTGCTTGTTTACCAGCCGCTAATGAAATTTGTCCATTTTCACGAAGAGCCATAGAGGAACCGTATTCTTCGTTAACGAATCCTTTTTCTGTTGTTCTACCAATATATTTAGATTTGTCTTTAATTTCATCTAATTTGGTATTAAAGCCTTGTGGCTCATCAGCTTCTAATGTTACATCAATAATAGATTTAGTATCATCAGAAACAGCATCGCCAACAGTTTGTGGCATTGTTTCTTTTGGCTGTTCTTGATTTGGCTGTTGTTCTTTAGTATCTGGATTATTTATTTTTTTATTTTTATCATCTACAGGTGTTTTTCTTAAACTCATTAAATTTTCCTTTACATAATTGAACCACCAGCTGGTCTACATCCTTCTTTATCTGAATATACATCTTGCTTAATTTCCATATTGGCACGAACGTCCATATTATAATTGCCAATATGTCGTGCAATAACAACACAAGTATTTTGTGATTCTTCAATTAATACTTTATCTTTAACAGATGGGAACCAGTCTGTGCCAGAACCATATAATCGAACGACTACATTTTCTTTATTTGTTTTATTTCCTTTACGGTCTAAATAGGTAATATCGACCATATTATTTTCTTCATGTGTATTAGTTACTTCTGCCACTAATGTAACTTTTTCATAGTTATTTTTAATTAATGGGTTAACTATATTTTGATTTAATGTATGTTTTATACTAGGCATATATTTCCTTTTTATATGTAAATAAAGAGCAGATAAAAAATATCTACTCTTTATTATATCATATTATTTTAACAACTTTAATAAAGATTCTTCGATATCTTGATGAAGACCTAGACCAGATGTGCCATCCATATCTTCCATATCAAATTTTAATTTTTTAATTTCTGGTGGGCGTTCTTCTTTTGCTTGTTCGCCAATTTTATCTTTATTAATTTTATTTTCTGCTTCAGGATTTGTACTAATCATATCACCATTATCATCCCATTCTTTTGGTTGTACAACTAACGGGAATCGACAAGATATAACCGTTTTATTATTTCCTAAATCTTTTGAGTCAAAAATAACAGAGTTTAAAGATTTATTATCTTTAGCGTCTAATTCTATTTCATCATGGAATTCTTTAATAGCTTTTGCGAGTGCTGGAGCTGCTTTATCAACGCCATGAAGAATAAATGTATAGCCTGCACCAGCTACTGATTTATCGTCAGCAATACGTAATGCAGATTCAAGAGCAATAAACGAAGTTTTTGTTTCTTCATAATTTTCATATGGGTCAGAAGCATTTGCTGCTGGCATATTATTTTTTGCTCTTCTAATTAATTCAAATAAAATATTCAATGCTTCTGGATTTAACATAGGAACATCTAAAATGATTTTCCCATCTTGTCGTGTTTCAACAATCTGTTTAATATAAGCATCTTGTCCATCGAAACGAACATTAGATGTTTTTACATATTTACCTTCATTAAGTCCAGGTGTTTCATGAATGATTTTAAAGAAGCCTTCTTTAATATATGGATTTAAACGAACATCTTTTGAGATTAATCGATTGCGTTTTAATTTATTATTAGCTAACCAGTTTTTGTCGGTATCCATATTAAAGTAATCATAAGATGCCTTAATAGATTCTGGGTCGTCATAATTAGCTCGTTGATTAATTTGCATTTGACGATAATCTGTTTTAGACAATGTTTTTTGTTCATTAGTTCCATTAGTAGAAGCCATGATACCTTTTACTTTATTAGCAAAACGATTACCTGATTTATATTTATCATATTCATCAGTTGTTTGACCTGCATTATCAATAGCTTGTTCAGCGTCTTTGTTGCCATTAGCTTCATACTTATCAGCTGTTTCTATAAGTTCTGGAGGAATTAAAAATTCTTTTAATCCTTTTGCGAAAGCATTATCTTTATCACCACTACCGAATACAGTATTAATAGCTTCTTCTAATAAGCCTTGTTGATTACCTGTTCTGGAGCCATAGACCATACCTTTTTGTCCGTTGACGCCAGCTGTCCAAGGAAGTCCATATTTTTGTAATGGATACATTTGAACAACCTGTAGATTTTTAGCAAAACGATTAAAACGTATCATAGCAAATTCTGCGGCAAATAATATTTCACCTAAGAATGGAACTGCCTTTAATACAGTGCCTGCTATTTTTTTACCGAATGTTTTAAATACGTTACTAGCTGCTCGTTTAGCTATTTTAGATTTCATTTTTAAATTAGTTTTTCTAACAAAATTGAATTTTTTAGCTAGAATTTCTTTTTTAGCAGATGTAGCTTCTTTACCAAATTTTAAAAAATCATCTTTTATTTTTTCAGCTTTACCAGAAAAAGTTTTTTCATTCATATTATTTTTTGACCAATATTCTTTTGCTTGTGTTCTGACATTTTTAAAGCTGTCTTTTAACACACACATGCTATGAGTAGCAGCTACTGTAAACATAACAATATTAGTTAAATTATGGAATATAGAATGAGTAGCACTTTCGAATTTATCATCTACGGTAACGATACATTCTGGAGAAATAACTGTCGTGAAGCCTTCTTGTGTAATCATATGAGATACTTCGGCAACAATAGCTTGTCCACGAATACCATTTACTTCGTCATATACATAAATTCTATCTAGTGGATTAACAGATGGGTCACCGATTACAACCATATCACCAGTATACATTCTAGCAACGGCTTGTCGTAAACCAGATGCTGTCATACGCCATGCAATATCTTGGTTATTATTTACCATACCTTTTTCATCTTGAATATCGAAGATGTCAAACATTTTTAAGAAGTCTTCTACATATTCGTTATTAAATAATGAATTAGTAATGGTGCCAACATACGGAATCCCTTTTGTAATTAATCCTGTGTCATATGTCATTGTCTTTTGAATATCTGGATAGATATCAATATCAGCATATAATGGACCAATTTTTTCTTGACTTACAGAATTAAAGGAACCACTGTTTTGATATAAGCCAACAGCTACTGTATGCATATCTTTGGTTGATGTAGCCCAGCCGTTTTGAATAATATCTTGATAGGAATTATAAATATGGAATTGTTGGAATGGTTTTCGTTTTTCTACAATAGTATTCGTATTTTTGTCTCTTGCATAATCATAGGCATAATAATATCGATTCATACCCATAAATACAGTTTGGCGTAAACCAAAGTTTCTAATGCCAGCTAATGCATCTGGATTTAATGATTTGGCGATATGAATTACGTCCCAAGGAGAACGACCAAATACATCGAACGAGATTTGAATTTGTTGACCATCGGCTACAATTTCTCCATCATCGACTTTATTAGGAGCTGTTACGGAAAAAATGTTTTGACATGGCTCACCAGATTTAAAGATATCTGTAAAATCAGGATTACCAAAATTTGTAATACCAAATGCATTTCTATCTATATAATCAGAAATAATAGGAATATGACTACCTAATTTTTTGAGGAATCCACCACGTTGAGTAAATAAGCCACGAACAATATTAATCGGAGATTCTGTATTAGCAAAAGCACCAATTAGGTCGTCTTGTCTTGGCAAATGGTAAGCTTCCATATCTTCCAAGATAGGGTTAATTAATTCTTGTCCATATCCAGAACACTCTAATACGACTTCATCTTCAGCAGATACTTCTGCGATAACACCATTAAAGACTGTCGGCATTAAATTTGGATTAGCACCATAACCAAGTTTTACGGTTAATTTAGTTCCTGGTACTAATCGTAATGCTGGCTTCATGTCTTTAATTTTACGTTCTCGTTCTTCTAGCTTTTTTTGTTCACTAGGAATCACGATAGGGGTTACGATATCAGCAAATGCATCCATTAAAGAAATATCTGGTGTATTGGAATAGAAGGAATCATCACCAGTTAATAAGAATGAGCCATAAAAATTACTCATCGTAATTTCTGCAACATCTACAGGATTATCTTTAGAGCGAGTTACAACAATAGAACCTAATGCATTATTATTATAATAATTATCGTGTAAGTGCCATTTGCCAACGTCACGTCCTTCATCGATAAGCATCATATAGAATGTAGGAAATGCTCTAAGCATTCTTCCTCTAGCATCATATACAATCATATCGTGACAAGCATGAGAGGCATATGTCGTTACATTTTCAGCTGCTTCTATATATTTTTTTTCATATATAGTGTTGACTATCTTATTAACGATTTTATCTTGTGATACACCCATCGTATTAATATCTTTAATACGTCCAACACCAGCTAATGCCATAATTGTTTTTCTAAATACCATAGCACTAGTTTCATTTGGATTTACAGTTTTACCTGGGATGACACAACCTTTTTGATAAGAAGACAAAGCATTATATTCTTTCGCTTTGATACGACTTAGTAATTTAGAATCGCCATCACAAGCAGTTAATAAATTAGCTACGAAGATTTTACCAGAATCAATTTGGTATTCATTCTTTTTAAAGAACTCAATATTTTTAAGAAGTTGTTCATCAACATTATCTGATACTCCAGATTTTTTATATTGATGTTGAATATCGAGTTCCGTAACAGATGTTTTTCTTAACACATCAGAATTGATAGATGGATATACATATTTTTGTGTTAATCGAGCTAACCAATAAAATACTAAACGCAAATAAGCAATCGTAGCATATTTCCCGTTTACGATACAATTTAATTTATATTGTTCAACTTCATCTTTATGTCTTCTGTAATATGGGTCAAGTACAAACATAGCACTATTAATTTTATTTTTGTTATTATTAGAACTTACATTTGTATTTTGTTCTCCAGTAATGGCGTTAACTGTATCTTGAGAATACATTTTAAATCTAAATGGACCAAATTCAAGACCATTTTCTACACCTTCTGAAATAGTTAATGCTTCTTGTCTTTCAGATGCATCTTGCGATAAACCATTAATAACAGCAATGAAATTCGGATTTGGTTTCCAGTCAGTAGCTTTTTGTTTACTAGAATATTCTTTATCGGCTGTTGCATTACAAGCGGCGGAATAAATAATATCACTAACAACAGATAAGAAATTATCATTTACATTAATATATAATGCTTCACATAATGCTCTTGTTGCATCAAATTCAAACCAATATTTTGTATAGGCATAGATTTGTTCTTTTAAAGATGTATGTTGAATCTTTAACCAATCTTTGCCTTTTTCTAATAATTTACCGTCTTCATCTTTTTCGCTATTAATTACATCAGTCTTTTTTAATGTAATTGGCGTGTTTTCAAGATAATATAAAAAGTCGTTAGCAGCTGAAAGTGATTTAGTAATTTGTTCATTAACCCATTCACCTTCTGTAATTTTTCTGCCTTCTTTTTGAATTTCTGCTTGTACATGAGCAGAAGTTGTAGCATCTTTGTTATCTTGATTTTCTTGGTTTTCTTTTTTAAGTTCTTTAGTTTTACCAAAAATATCTTTAGCTTGTTTAATATCTGTAGGCTTTTGTGTTTCTAATTTATTGCTTTCAGTATTATGTTTTTCTAAAGAATTATTAGTATCGGCTTCAACAGGTTTTGTGTATTTATCTATTTTAGATAATAAAGCGATGGCTTGTTCTTGCGTATATTTATTTTTAATTAAATAATCTATATCGTTTTGCTTAAAGAACTTACCGTTAGGAGCTTTGATTTTTGAGTCTGGGCCATTATCAGCTAGTGCTGCATCTGCTTTTTTACGAGCAATATTAGATTTTAATTCTTTATCGTATTTTCGTTCTAAGAAAATAGTTTTAATATCTTTACATACTTCCCAAGCATCGAGATTACTTTCTTGACCTTTTTGATGAGCAGCTTGTTTTAAATTTTCATTAAGTTTTTTTAATGCAATTTTTTTAGAAGCTTCTTTCGCATCATTCATTTGACTTTGCTGTTCTTTAGCAACATCATTCATATTTTGAACAGATGTACCAAGACCGTCTTTAGCAATTAAATCAAATTGAGCTCCCGATTCATCAGTAATAGTTTGGTCACCATTTAATAAACCATCTGGCTTAATTAATTTAAGAACTGTTTCTCTTAATATTTGTGAATTTAATGGAGCAAGATATACAAAATAAAAATCTGGGTCAACATAAATTCTGTCATCTTGGAATAAATATCTAGTAAATTTAAATCCTAATTTTTCTAGTTCAGAAATTTTAGGAAGTTCTAAATCTGGATATACTTCGACTTGTCCCATAACTTGTTTGAGCATTTCGAAGTTAGCCATATTAGTATCTTTATATTCATCTTGGAACCAAGAGTTTTCTTTCCAGCCAGAGTTAATACCTTCGATAGCAGACATAGCTTCACGTTGTCTTAATGTTTTATCTACAGATATAAATGTGATATTAATATCATACCAACCAGGGACGCTTTTTATTGTTTGTACATCAATACTATGTGGAATTACATCATTAATATCAATTAATTTTGTAAAGTCAGATTCTATTTTTAATGGATAACATGGAAGAATCATTCTATATTTCTTTTCATATAGATTAATGGTTCTTGATAAGCGAGATAAATAAGAAGCTGTTTCTTTGTTATTCGTTGTCATTTGTACATTAAATTGAATAGAATCTCCACTCATATATTGGCAACATGGACCAGAAGCATTTAATGTCGCAGTATTAGAGAAATTATTTTGGAAAATAGTTTGGAAATTCGTTACGATTAAATCTGGTAAATTGACTTCTACGTATTTTAATAAAGAATAATTAAAAATATTAGTAGCTTGTTGCCAATCACCGTCATTAGATGTTTCTAATTCACCCATATCAAAATCTGTATATTTTTTTTGAGTTGTATATCTATCTGCCGCAGATAATAAATTAGAACTTTGTGTTGTTGTATCTAATACAAAATCGCTAACGCGTTTATAGCTATGGTTATCATCATCTACTAATTCATATTTAGCTGTATATGCTACAGAAATAACATCATTATCATTTTTTAAATAATTTTGATATTTATTTTTATCTAAATGAATATCTAATGATATACGACATAACATAGTGTCGTGTGTTTTACTATCAGTAAATACTTGATTCGAAGAATAGGTTATATCTTTAATATCGCCTTTGTTTTTAAAGTCAAGATTCATTAATGTATCTTTTAATTTAGGCAATAGATTTTTTGATGGATTTTCGAGATTTTTAAATTCTGCTTTTGTGGTTTGGAATTGTTGTGGTTTTTTAATTAAATCAATATCTGTATTAGCTTCAGTATATTCTTTTAAAGCTTTATTCCATTCACTAGAAGCAGCTGCTTTTGCAATGGCATCTCCTAGCTCACCGATTCTACCAAGTTCATCCCACTGTTCTTTATTTTTCGGTTTTAGATTTCTATCGACACCAAAAATATCTTCCATACGTTGGTCCATCATCATATCGAGATAATCTTCATCTGCAATGTACATACGCAATGTAGAATTATGGAATTTCATTGGCTGTAAAATCGTATGATTTTTTAAATGTTCTTTTATATATTGATATGAATTAAAGTCAAAGTTTTTAACAGATAATTCATTGCCATTAATTAATGCACGTTGATAATAATATCTAAATACTTTCCAGTTAATAGAAGAACTAAAATAATTTCTATCTTTTTCAGAAATACCGAGCGTAACCATTAAATCAGTAATTTCTGGCATATAAGTATTATAATCAAATTCAGTTAAGATAATTTGTGCTTTTAATGCTCTAGGAATATCTTTAACTTTTTCAATATTAATACTATTAATCATAACAGCATGAATATCGAATATATTATTTAATAGATTATTTTCTATCGGTAAATATGGAGTAAATTTAAATTGAGAAATTAAAGCTCTTAACCCATTCATGTTATATAAGATTTTTTCCCCATTAGGTAATTCATCCTGATATGGGAAACCATTAATTCCTTTATCTCCATAAAAATAAGCGTCTAATGTAATCACTCTTCTGCCATCTTTATTGCTTTTTACCATTTGGTTTTTAGCACGCAATAATGGCATTGTTTCTCCAGATGATGTAGATTGCATCATAATACTTTCTGGAGGAATCATAAATAAGACATCACCCAATAATACTGTCCAGTCATTTAATAGGTATTTATCTTGACCAAGTAGTTGTTTTTGAATTCTATATCTGTCGTCTAATTCATCGAATACAGAATTAAAGGCATCTACATATTTTTGGTCTTCAATATCATAACCATTAGTAATATATGGATTTTCAGTATTTGGTTCTGCGACATTAGCTTCAGTATCACCAGGAGCTGTTAATAAATATTTACCTGCATTAAACCATTTATTATCTGTTTGGAAATAAGCTGTGCCAGATAATGTATGCATATCTAATCCAATATTAGCTACACCAGTTACTGGGCTTTTTTCAGATTCAAAATTATTATTAACGATTTGAATTAATGGTTTAACAGAATTATCGTCTTTGAATTTATTTAGTGTTTCTCGTACTTGAGATTCTGTGCCTAGATTTTGAAAATATCCAATAAATAATTTGCTTGGATTAATATTAACATTTCTTGCTTTATCATTTTTAAAATTAAAAGCTGTTTCTTTTTTAATATATTTATCAAAATCTGCTGGGCTATATTGACAATCATTTTTTAAAGCATTTAAGAAATCTTGTGAGATATATAATAATGCTTTATTTAATTTATCAATTTGAGAAAAATCAATAGCCGAATCTTTATCATTTTCGTTAGAGATTTGATTAATTTTTCCTAATTGGCTTTTGTCAACAAATACATAAAGAACGCCATTATTTTTATTAATAAGTTCTTCTAATCGTTTTTCAGCATTTATATTTTGTTGTACATCGCCAGTTTTTAAAAGATATTTATAAGTACCATCTTTTAATTTTCTAGCTTCTCTATCTTGTCCATTGATTTTAATGGTTTTAGTATCATTATTAGCATAAATATGGTCTACTGCCCAAATACTTGTAGATGGAACATTAAGTCCATTAATAATAAATTTAATATATTTATTTTTAATATATGTGTCAGGCGATACTTTAGTTTGATTTAAAATATTTTTTTTATATTCTTCAAAAGCATCTTGGTTAGCTTTAATACCAGATTTTTCATAGATAGCATCAATAGAGCATATTAATGTTCTGCCATCAAGCACGCCAGATTCTCGAATATCTTCTGTAAATTCTGGTTTAATTTCTAAGAATAAACCATGTTGTCCAGCGTCATATTTTGTTTCTGCTTTAAATACAGGAGGAGTATCCGCACAAAATGCTGTTCGTCTAGCACTTGCATCTTCATCGGTAGTTCCATTTATTTTTTTGTCTAGTATTTTTAGGTATTCAGTATCGACTGCACCTAAATAAAAATCTCCCATTTCTGGAAGTAAAAAGCTGTCGTCATTAATTATATCTCTCGTTTTAGATATGGCGTCGAGCTTTTCTTGTATTTTATCATCAATTTCAGGAGTTAGCGTTTCTTCTTTTGAAATTGCTAAAGCGTCTTTAGTTTCTTCGCTCATATAATTCCTTTTTATGTATATCAAAATAATTATTTCGTTTGTTTAGTCATACTATATATTACTACAAAATGCAGAAAAAGAGAAGTTCAGTTAAGAACTTCTCTTTTCTATATATTAAATTAAAAAGATGATAAAGCTTGGTTTACCATACTATTTAATTGACTATTAGTCATACGATTATCATTTCTATTAAATGATGTATTAATGTTTACATTTTTACCACCATTCATAGAATTAGCGATAGCCGCAGGGATTAATTGTTGAGATATATCTTGTCCACCAGGAGTATTAGCATTGATATTAATAATATATCCCTTTTTAGGAGCACCTTGAAGAATAGGCAAAGATGTATCAGACAATTTAGGAATTTGAGAGATAGAATATCCTTGGTCAGCATTACGTGCATCTTGTGCTTGGTCAGTTGCTGGAGCTGGCATTCGTTTAACTATATTACTATTATAACCAGATAACATAATACCAGCTGCGGCGCCTAAAGCAATTTTGCTGAATGAACCACCTGTAGGCAATTTAGGTTTTTCATCCATTAATATACGTTTAGCTTTACCAGCTACATCATCAAATACTTTTTGTCCTAGTTCTTGAGCATCATCTTGTTGTTGTGCAATAGCTTGGCCAGCTCTATTTTCAGCACCAGCTTTTTGCATACGAGCTACTGTTGCTTTATTATCAGAAACAGCTTTACTTTCTGCACCAAGTTCTGCTTTAGCTTGTGCTTCATCTTGTGTATTAGAATTTAATACGTTCATAGATTCTATTGGATTCAATATGCCTCTATGTCGTTTTTCTAATCCATTGACATAAGCTGCTACTGCATTGGCATTAATATTTCTAGCCCTATATCTAGTATTAGCTTTTGTATATTTAGTATCACCAGTTTGAATTTCATCAAATGTAGAAGATGCATCTCTTAGTCTGCCAGATGGAGAATTTTCAGCATATAGTTCATCAGATTTAGCTACGCCACCTTCAACTTTATAGTAAGCACGTTGAGCTACTTCATCTGTGTTTCTACCTACACCATAATTAATGCCAGTAGATTCTGTTTGCATTAAACCAGCTACTAATGTTTTGGCAATATTATGAACATGGTCACCTTCAGTTCCGAATAATTTAGAGCCAATTAATTCTTTAGAGACTTTGCCACGCATAGCTTCATCACTAAGCATATTTACAGTAGCATCATAAAGAATGGCTGCTTTCTTTTCTACATCTTTTTGGTTTTTAGCATTGACTACATCAAATGCTTTTTTAGAAAAATCATCAAAAGTAGCTAATGCAGAATAATCAAAAGAAGTGCCCAAACCAGATTTAGGAGTCAATGTTGCTGTTTCTGGAATATTACGGATAGCAGCTAATGCTGTAGCAAATTTTTTATCTTTTGTTGCGATTGGAGCATATGTTAATTGGTCAGTAAAATCACGACCAGCTCTTACGTCAAATATACCAGCGTCTAAGCCACCTACACCAGCTGCAATACTTGCCATTTTAGTATCGTCAGTTGCCATAAATTTTTTGCCTTTGCTACCATATTTAACTTCTTCACGAATATCTTCTAATGTTTTATCGTGGAAATGTTCTCTGCCTTTGCCTTCGAGCATAGATTCTACCTGATGTTTATTCCAGATATCTGAGTCATCCATAACAGCAGATACATTTTCTATTTTATTTAATTGTTCAAATGCGGCTTGAGAAATAGCTAATCGTTTTGTTTCACCATTTACTGTAATAGTAGCCATAGATTTCTTAATAGAATTTGCGATTTGGTCAGTATCATAGTCACCGCCCATAGCACCCATAGTTACTTTATCTATAGATAGCTCTCCGCCTTTTAATGTGTCATCAATAAATGTATATGCATTAGAGAATGAATCTGGACGTTGAGCTGGATAACGAATAGCTTGACTGGCAACACCATGATGTTTCATATGACCAATCATTTCATCGATAGCACCCTTAGCATTTTTCTTACCAAGAATATCTTCTAATTCTTTTCCATATAAAGCTCTTGCGTCTTTTTCAGAAATACCAATGATACCAGGTCTAACTCTTGATTCTGTTAAATCAGATACTTTGAAGTTACCAATAAAATGTTTATTACTATTAATAATTCTTCGTTCTTCAATAGCAGTAGAAATCATACCTTTTGTATTAGCAGATTCAAGTTGGTGCATGAACCCACCTTTTGTTGTAACTTGGTTACCGATAGCTGTAGTAGCTTCATCTAATTTTTCAACTAAATTTTCTTCTGTAACATCTGGATTTACGCCATATTTACTAGCTTCATTTAATGCCGATTTAATTTTATTGTCTACATCTGACATTAATTGATTGCCGTATCTATCTTCAGCACCAGGGATTCTATAACCTAATGCTAAATATCTACCAGTACCTTTAGCATCTTTGGCTCTTGTTTTGATGTCGCCTATTGTTTCACCAAGGTCAATAACTTTAGGACTACTGCTAGATAAAAATTGTTTCTTTTCACCTTCAGATAATTTACTGAAGTCTTCTAAGGAAGTAATTCCTATACCTTGTGTATCAGCAAATCGTTTAACTTCTTCTTCAGTTAATTCACCAGCACTAATAGCAGTCGCAATATTATTTGTATTAAACTGATGACTTTGTGCTATTTTATCTGCTGTGATATGTTCGAAGCCAGCGTCTTTTATTTTACCAGCAATTTTTTCTACTTGGTCTTTAGATAAATTATATTTTTCTCTAAATTCACTTTCGATACTATCGTTCCAAATGAAATTGCCGTCAGTCATAACAGCAGTTTCGCCTGTCGTATAAGAAAGACTATCATTAAAATGTTTTCGTCTAGCGTCAAAAATATCTTTAGTATTTGTTTCTGGAAGTAATGCTGCATTAGTTTCACCTAATGCTTTTTTAACAGCTGTAAGTTCATCTTCTGAGAAATTTTTCATAGCTGATTTAGTAAAGATATTATGGTCAAGCATGATATCTTTATAAATTGTTTTATCGACGCTCATACGTTCTTGACGGAATCTTCTATACTGATGTTGAATATGATGGATTTCGCCATTAATTTCTACTTTTTGAGTAGTAATTCGCTCTAAGCGATTCGCAAGTTTTTCTAATTTATCTGGCTCAACTAATTTAACATGGTCAGTTAATACTTTGGAGCCATCTACAATAGCACCTTCAAAATATCTATCAAGATGACGTTTAATATTTTCTGGAGATACACCCATATGAGATAAGTTAGAAGATATGCGTTCAGCTACATCAATACCAGCTTCCATATGTTTTGCACGACCAACACGACCATTAGATAGTGCTAAAAAGTCTTCGGATAAACCTTGTGCACCAAAAGCACTTCTTAACACTTTTGATGGAAGCATACGTTCATCCATAACGGCTGTCGTTACTTCTTGTAGACTACCAAAACCAGATTGTTGCAATGCGTTATCTATTAATTCTTTATAGTTAGCATTAGGGTTAGCTTCTTTAATTAATGATTTCCATAAACCATTTCGATTGGCATTTCTAGCCAAATCAAAAGAAAAAGATTCACCTTTTAAGTGACTTAAATTGACTGCATCTAAGAATATTCCGATACGAGGGTCAATTTGTCCCATGCCAGCTTGCAATACACGAGCTGCACCTTTTTCGCCACCTGTTTCGACTTTCAATACGTTTCTTGAAGTAACTGGAGTTAATTCTAATTGTTCTCTAATACCATACTTTCGTAAGATATCGCCAACAGATTCTTTAATAGGTGAAGAGTCTGGTAAATTAAAGTTATCTTTATATTCTTGTAAAATAGCTTCAATTTTAGCTTGTTTAACTTTTCTACCACTTTGCATGTAAGAAATAGTAGCCAAATTATGTTCTGATACTTCATAAATCGTTTCGCCAGAATAACCTTTTAGAACAATAGCATTGCTACCAGGTTCTAATAATGTGCCTTCGCCCTGTTTAAAAATAACTCTACCATTTTCAAAAGAAATTTGTGGAGCCAATCCTTGCATAGCGAATAATTTTCTAGTTGACTCTTCTGTTGTGGCAAGTTTACTAGTATCGATTCTTTTAATACGGCTTGCTTGGTCCATACCAGCATCTAATGCTTCTGGCATTAATATGGATTGACCATCATATGTAGATAAACTACTAATCATGTTTTTTACATATTCAGGTGTATCTGGATTTGCTTCTAAATATGGTTTTACAATAGCATCAATTGTGTCAGTAGAAATATCGTAATTATAACCACCAAGAGTATCAACTAAGTCTTGACCTGTTTCTTCTTTAATAGCTTTAAAAGCTCTTAATTGTGCTTCTGTCGTAATAGAATTATCTGCTTTAATAGTAAGGTTAGGATGATACTTTTTAGCACGATTCACAGCAGATTTATCGATGTATAAGCCTTCTTCTAATTGTCGTTCAATACCACGAGCACCAGTACCAACACCACCAAATGCTGCGAATGTAGTATTCATAGTACCAGCTAAACCATGTTTTACAGATTTGCCATGGAATTCTGCATCATTATATACTTCGACTAATTTTTTATTTGCGTCAGGTACATGTTCAGCAAAATCTTTTTTCCAGAATTCTTCTGTTTCGGCAATTACTTTTGCATCATTACTACTAACGGTTTGCCCTTTTTCATTAGCTTCTTTCATAGTAGCAATTAAATGACTATATTTTTTTTCTAATGGAGTATTAGGGTCATTTAATTCTTCGACAGATAATTTTTGATGAGTATCATCATTTTTATATATGAAAGCTAAGTTCTCTGGCATGGTTTTAAATATACTTACAGATAAACTATCTGTTGCTTCACGAGCTGTACCTAATGTAGCAATAGAATCCGTATCCATGTATCTTTTGGAATACGATAAGATAGAACCAATAGGATTATCTTTTTCTGGGGCATAAATTTTATCTGTTAATTTATCACCAACAGATTCAATGCCTTGAATATAGTTATTAACTAAATCAAGTTTATCAGGTACCATTTTTCTAGCACTTTTATCCCATTTTTCGATAATGCCATATCGTAATTGAGTAGCATATTTAGTGCCATTAATACTTGTATATAAACCACCATGTAAATCATTAGTTAATACACCTAACGGCAATTTTTGACCATCTATTAAAATAGCATCTTCGCCAATAATTACTTCTCTACCATTTTTAATAGCAGATTTAATATTTTTTAAAGCGAAATCTTTAACGGCAGTTTGATGTCTATCTTTTATACCATTAAATATTTTTTTACCAGAATCTTGTAATTGGTCTTCATTCACATCAACAGTTTGGTCAATAATTCTATCTAATTTGTCAGCAAATTTAGTATTGTTACTATTAATGTCATCCATAGTAAATGGTGTTTGAGAACCAACCATACTAATAACATTTTTTACATCATCTAATGAATCATATCCATAAAAAGAATCTATAGCGTGAACATTCATATCAGTAGATGTTGTTTTTACCCAAGATGGTGTATGTTCAATATTGTCTTTTACATATTGTGAAAAACCTTCATTTAATTTTTCAATAGATGTAATGCCATCTATCCAACTAATATCAGAAATTTGTCCTGTTTTATGTAAATGTTTAATAACACCTTTGCCATAATATAATGCCTGTCTTGGGTCATCTAATGATTTTAATGTAGGGTCAATAGCAGACATTTTAGACGTTAAATTAACACCATTAGTGCCTACAACTAATTCAGCGTCGTTTGATGCATTACCCCATCCAGCCATAGAAAAATGAGCACGAGAATAGGCTTCGTTATTACGTAAACTAATACCAGTAATACCAATGCCTTCTTTATTAGGAGTGCCATTTATAACAGTTTCCATCCATGTTTTATATTGTGTGGCTGCTCTTTTATAGCCTTCATTAGAAAAAGTTTTGCCATCAAAACCAGGCACTGTTTCTTTTAATGTATCAATCATATAATTTTGAGCATCTTGTGTTTTCCAAGCCTGTTCTACCATATGATGATAAGAATCTATAGTTGTGGAATAGGCATCTGCATCACCATTAAATTTGAAACCAAATTTTTTGGCATATATAGATTCTCTAAAATTCGGGTCTTTAGATGCTTCGAATATAGCATTATCAATTCGCATAGCTTCTTTAAATATTGCTTTTTCAGAAGCACCAGCACCTAAATTCTTGATGGCTTGTTTACGCAAATCTTTTACATGCCATTGTAAACGGATAGCATCTTTTAAATCATAATTTCTAAATTTTCTAGCAGAAGAGCCAAGATAAGCTCGTTGCGTTTCTGCTAAAATAGTATCTGCTGTAGCGTCAACTACCATACCACTTTGTCTTGTATAGCCAAGGTTGTGAAGTGTTTCGGGTGCTGCGCTAGAAGTATCTAATTTAGTACCGTTAAATACACCTACATAACTAGCATTTTTACCGAATGTTTTTGTTAATTCATCTGCGGAACCAATTAGGAAGTGAGTATTATTGCCGGCACCAGTTTTTATACCTGTTGCTTGCATAGCAACACGATATATTTTTTCGCCTTTAATACCAGGCATAGTATATTTAAAGTCTTTGATTTGTTCTTCAGTTAATTCATCTATACCAGTAACTGTATAAGCAGCTCTACTTTTTAATCCGAATGTATCAAAACTAGAAGCTCTTGTTTTATGACCATCTTTAGTATCAATACGAACACCACGGATACCGACTTCGCCACTAATAGCATCTTTAGTAGCATACCCAACGCGTGATGATTTAACACCCATAGCATTATTAATAACGAATGTATCATTTACTTTAATAACGGGTTTACTAATTGTTGTATGATTTTTAACTGCATTGACACGTGATTCATGTGTAAGTGGAGATACAACCATTTGACCAAGTGTTTGAATATCATCAAAAGCCAAGTGGGCTGCATTACCAGATACCAAACCAGTTTTTAATTCATTAGCAATTTTAAATGCTTCTTGTTGTCTATAAGAAACGCCTGCTTTAGTTAATCTATCTTCAAATGCAGAAAATAATTTTTCATCACCATTAAAGAATATATTCTTATAGAATTCTTTTGGATTTTTAATATTATTTCTAACTACATCATAGATATCTAAATTATTATCTACATTTGCATAATACGATGCTTCTGTTTCAAATAATTTTTGAGCTTCTGGAGATAAGCGATGGTCTTGTGATAATGTCATCATGACGTTAGAGTCAAAGTTAATACCATTATACGATGTGATAACTGTATTAGATGTTCTAGCGGCATGCATGTCTTCATAAATTTTACCGAAGACTTTTGGCATTTTTACGCCATTTACATTAACCAAATCATTAAATTGTTCATCGCCAAGTGTTTTTAATTTATGTAAGCCACCGATAACATCATCATAGGTATATCCTTTTACGTCATGAATAGATGGGAAGCTAGTATATTGATGAAAACCATTTTCTCCTAAAGCGATAGTTGCTTTATTAGTTAAAGCAAGACGGTCCATTAATGCTTGTTCAGTTCTAGTTAATGGTTTCCCGTCTTTAAATTTTTGAGCAATAGGCATTATACGTTTATATTGTTCTTGGTTAATACCTAAAATAGTTGATTGCGGACCTGTTTTACCAAAATGTAATGATGGAGTATCTGTATCTAAATCACCTATGTGAGCCATACCAGATGCATATTCTGTTAAGATACCATTTTCTGGTAAACCAAATGGATTATTTAAAGGCAATGTTTCTGTATCATAAATAAGAGTTTTGCCATCTTTTTGAATCCGAGACCAAACGTTTGCTTGTTGTAACGCAGTAGAAGACGCACCATCACTATAGTTTAAATTATAGATTGGTCCAGACACAGAGGTATTTCTTGGGCTAAATGCAATAGCATTAGCAATTTTTTCTCCTCGTGCTTTATTATGTTCAAACATATTAGTAAGTGTTTCATCACCAAATGTTTTTGTTTTTGTAGGAGAAAAAATTAAGCCATCTCTCATTCCATAAACGGGGCGTCCAATACTTTTTACGAAAGATTGAGTGGCAAGTACATCATTAATTTTTTTAGTTAATTTTTGTGTTTTTATTTGATTTGTACTTTTATCTTTTTTGTTGTTTAAAATATCAATAGCTTCGTACACATGTTCTTGCATACTTTTAGTAATATGCTTAGTACGAATTGCATTCATATTAATAATATTGTTATTATCTTTTTTAGCCATTTATAATTAAATCCTCAGAAGATTAATTTTCGTTTTATTCTAATTTACATATTACTCTAAATAATAAGGACTAGACATGTTTTTGTCTAGTCCTTATATTGTTACTAATTAGTTTGAGGGTTCTTTTTAAGCTCTTCAGCTTTTAATGTATCTTTTATTTTTTTCTGCATATCTTTATCTTTTGTCCAAGAATCTATTTTTGCTTCGATAGTACTTTTATCACCAATACCATCATAAACTTTTATATCTACATCTTTTAGTCCTTGGCCTTTTAATATGTATGTAAGATTTTTTTCTACAGTACTACTATTTTCAGAATAATCACTATATTGTAAATCGTCACCAAATAAATTAGCAGAAGGTGTATCTAATGCAGATTCATATAAACCAAAATCAGATAATGTAGCACCTTCATTTTTAATTGTTTTCGCTTCGATACCTTGCATATCTACGTCTGGTCGCCAACCTGCCCAAGTAGCATCAGGTAATTTATGTTTCGTAAAATATTCTTCATTAGTTTCTTCTGTATCTAAATCCATTTTCCAAGCCATTTGCAACGCTTTTCTTAGTTGTGGAGAAACTGTATCTAGTATTTTTTTACGTTTATCTTTATCACGTTCTTTAACAAATTCCATAAAGAATTCTCTATCATTTTGTGGTAGGGCAGAAACGATTTCGCCCCAAGAAGAATCTTCAGTTAATCCAAACATAGTGGAGTTCATAGCTTTGCGATATAGCATAGCTGTTCTACCCCATTCTCCTACGTTTTTAATTACTTTATTTTCTTCTACGGCATTTTTTTGTTTATTTAATAATTTTAAATAAGCTTTCTGTAATGGTTGGTTTCTTGAATTTCTTTTTAATCTATCTTTAAGCGATTGATAATATTCTTGTTTTTTCTTAGCTTTGTCATCAGCTTCTTTTGATTCTTCGATATATTTTTCTACATCGAAGCCTTCTTCATCTTTGGCACGTTTCGCTGCTTCTTCATAAAGACCTTTATATTTTAGATAGGTTAATCTATCAAAATAGTCTTCCATAGCCCAGCGTCTTTTAGTGCGTTCTGGCTTCCATTCTTCATTACCACGAACAGTACGAATAGCTTCTGCAAACATAACACCAGCAACTGCACCAGCTGCTTTGCCATATTTACTTTCAGCACCAAAGAATTTAGCTAATTTCCAACCTAAGTCGCCACCTTCAAATCCTTGTTCTAAAAAGTTATTGCCACCAGTTAATACGTGAGCACCAACAGCAAAATTAGAACCTAGCATACCCATTTTGTGAGCTAATTCATGTTTACCTAATACATAAGGAATCGCTGCGGATACTAAATAAGAACGATTAGTTAACATTAAACCATGCCAAGGTGTTACGTTTGAACCACCTGTTTTTCTAATTTTGCTTTGAGCAAAACGTTGAATTGCTGTATTTACTAAACTTCTTTCGTGAATAGCACGTTCAACAGCAGGCATTAAGAATGTATCGATGGGGTGTTCCCATGATTGATAAGAAGTACCATATACTTCTTCAGCACGATATGCTTCATATGGGTCTCTAACACGTAACCATTGGTCAGATAAAATAGGAATATCAGCATGAGCTAATACTTCAGATAAGCTAGCTATTGTTCTTTGAGCTAATCCGAAACGAGCAAATAATCCAGCGGCAGTTGTATCGCCTTTACGTTTTTCAGCATCACCATTTTCTTCCATAATAGTAGAAAGAGATTCGCCATTTATAAATACGGCCGCATTAGTGGATTGCACTGAATCTTTATTTTTTTGGTAGGCTTCATTAGAATCAGTAGCAATAGTAATAGTATCACCTACATGAATATACTTACTAAGTACATCTTGCATAGTTTCATTTTTATTACCTTTTACTTTAACGCCAGCTAATTTATAAATCGTATTGCCAGACCTAAAACGCCCGTAACCCATAATTTCAGATATAATTATATTTTGGTAATCTACATTTTTTCCTAATACTTGGTAATCATAGAAGTCATGTTTTTTGCCTTGTTGAGCACGACGCTCTTTAATGGCTTTCATTTCTTCTTTTAATTTAGGGTCAGTTACAGTTTTAGCTGCTATTTCTTTCCATATTTTATATTCGGAAGAGTTAGGAGCAATGTCTGCTAAAATTTTAAATCTATCAAAAGCACCATATTTATCTCCAAATTGGTCTGGGTGCAATTCATTCAATGCTTCATAACCTGCCCCAGGTAATCTAGCTTCGCCACGAGCAATACTCGTAAACGGGTCACCAAATCTAAAATTTTCTGGAAGCCATTCTGGCATATTATTCATTAATGGATTAATCATTTTATGTCGTCTAAAATCAGGAATAAAACGACGAATAATTTCCATTGTACTACCACCAAAACCACCGAGATTTTCATCCCAGAATTTTCTGGAGAATGATTCCATATTTTGAGAAGTAGCGATTCGTTGTCCATAATCAGAACCAAAATCTAAAGTAGCACCAGCCATATAGCCATAGATACCAGTAATAAGTCGAGTTGATTTAGCTAAATCTTGTACAAGCTCATCGCCTTTTTTAGCGTTAATTAAATCAACTATTTGGTCTGGGTCATTTATTAAATCAAGAGATTTAGAAGGAGAATAATTTCTTAATTTATCTTTTACAAGTACACTTTCAGATGCATCAAATTTTTCATCATCTGTATCCATACTATTTAATGATTTTGTTCTTGCGTCTATTTCTTTTGCTTTATTTTGAATACGAGTAATTCTATCTATACCAGTTTCTTTTGTAGCTATATTAGAAGCAATATCAGCAATTTGACTTTTAAAACTATTTATTAGTCCCTTATTAGAAGACGCCATAGATTCCATTTTTAATTCATCATACCAATTTAATGGGTCTATTTTTGCCTCTGGGTTATTTATTTGTATGCCTAATGTTGTGCCATCACCTGTTACAATAGCATTATTTTTTAATACTTGCTGGCCATAATCTTTTGTTCGAATTTGTTCTTTATTATTGGTATACATTTTAACTAATGGACCATTGCCATTAGTTCTATCTAATGTTTCATGAATATCTGTGTAGACATTCATAAGCTCGCCATTTTGAATATTATACGAAGTTAATTTTGTATTTCTATCGGCTTTAGAGTATTTAACTTGACGCATAATATCTGCACCGCCAGTTTTAGTAACAAGTACAGATTTTTGGCTATCATCAGCACCTTCAGCTTTTAATTTAGCGTACATTAATGCTTTTAAATCAATACCATTTCGCAATCTATCAGGTTGCATTTCTTTAACTGGTTTAATAATTTCACCAATTGTTGGATTTAAGATAGCTCCCCAAGGAGTGCCATCTGCGAATAATTTACCAGATACAGGATATGGTCTATCATCTTTATGCATTTCTTCTAGCCAATAAGGATTAGCTAAATAATTTAAAGTAGAAAATGGATGCGTTAATGTAGGCATTAATGAATGAGCCCATTTATTATCATTAGAACCATATAATGATTTATCATAATAATCAGAAGCCATTCGTCTTGTAATCGTTGGAGACCAGTATTGAATAGCACCACCACGAGCTTCATTGACACCACCGAAAGTCCACCAAGGTGCATTACGAACAGCAGTATATCCATTAGCATAATAATCAGTTAATTCATCAGCATTATAGAATTTACCACCATCGCCCCAATATCTCATAATTGGGTTGATTTCATATTGTTTTTTGAAGAAATCTGTAGCACCTATAGTATCCATTACACGTCTTGCGTTAACATCTATATTAGCAACGCCAGACGCAAATGCTGCTGATGGAGCTAAATCTGTGTGGTCTTCTATTTCATCATCAAGATACTCTAATTGATTATAGGCAATAGCTGCTGGAAGAATACGTTTAAAAGCAATACCTTTTAATAATCCACCAGCACTATAAGCAGATTGAGAAGATAAACCAAGTCCTACATATTCACCGACTTCATTCAAACGATGTAACATATAGTAACCCATTTGCGTAGCGGCTGTTACATCTTGCATATTATTTCTACCAGCGGCAAATTGTGTAAAGTTTTTCTTTAACGCATTCATGCCACCTTGCAAATCGCCTCTCATTAAGCTTTTAGCGACATCTACAGGAGTCCATGTTTTATGTAAGAAACCAAATGGATTTTCCCTATCGGTCATAATATGCAAAGTGGGTGTATGCACTTCATCTGTATATGATGTGTATTTATTGACAACTCGTTGAGCGTATTGACCAATTTGACTATAATCTTCAGAGTTTAAAATTTCATCAACAGAAAATGCCTTATTTAAAACAGAATCATTACTTTTAATAGCATTTTCAATAGTACTATAGGCAATAATATCTTGAGCGTTTTCAGATAATTTACCAGTTAAGTCTTTCGTAAGTAATCCATTTTCTTTTAATTCGTGAGTAATTAATTGATTTACTTTTTCTGATAAATTATTAAATTCATTAGAGCCTATAGTTTTTTCTGGGTCAGCTAAATCACGGAGATTTAATGTTATGTTAGCTGTACTATCTATGGCTTTACGACCAGAATAATTATAGGCCATTTTATTATTGCCCATAGTTTTTGTAATATCTTCTGCTATAGGATTATAGGCATCTGGATTATTAGCAAGTTCAACAGATAGAGCATGCAAGGCTTCACGTTTTTGGTTTACGTTTTGTATTCTATCAATATCTAATAATTTATTAATATTAGAATTGCCAGTAGCGGCTAATTGTTCTTTATCTGCTAAAGAGAATTGCGAATACGTATGTTCGTGTAAATATTTTCTAAGAGCATCTGCTTTTTCAAAATATAATTCAGGAGCATCTTCTACATTGGTATTAAAAAGATATGCTGTTTGATTTTTAATATAATCTGGATTGCCTTGCGTTCTTATTTTATTAAAAATAGCAGCAAAACCTTGTCGTTGATTTTCTTTGTCTTGACCGAAATCAAAAAATCTTAACAATCGATTGTCTTGAGTTTTAGTTAATATATTGCCAGCCATAGCTTGCATAACATTAGCTTCACGACCATAACGACCAGAAACAATATTATAATTAGTAGTTAATTCGTGATTATATACTAATTGACCTTCATCATTAGCCACATAGGCTTTGCCATTAATATATTTAACGTCATGTTTTAAATGACCAGTGCTAGTACCACCAACAATATTTTCTAATCCATAAGATAATGTGCCAGAGCCTATAGTGAAATCCATATCTTTGCCGATATTTCTTTCCATATAGCCACGGACATTCATGATTTTACCAGGAAGAGAATTAGCTACAAAATCGCCAACTTCATAACCTAATCCACGTAAATCTGCATTAGAATATACATTACCGCTTTTATCATACTTAAAAGTATTTGAGAATTTCATACCCATAAGCATTTTACGTTCTTCTTCTGGAAGAGACTGCATATGTTTTTGCAATAATTCACGCAAATCTACATTTTGATAAGTAATGTTACCTAGTTCATCTTCAGCAGTTTTAATAGCATATTGTGTATTGCCAAATAATTCAGGTTTATTAATAAAATCACCAACAGATACTTCACCTTTTTTAGCTTGGCCCCATTTATCATTTAATTGATAAGTGCCACTTTTTAATCTTGCTTCTTCATTTCGTTGTTTAATGGCTCTAGCTGTTTGTTGATTTTTATATGTTTCATCATTAATTTTTTGAAGATAATTACTTCTAGCATCAACCATGGCTTTGTGTTGCTCAGAAGTTAATTTGTGTTTTTCTAATTCAGATAAGAATTTTTCATCTTCATCTTTTGGTATAGTATGAAGACGATTCTTTCTCATTAAATTATTAATGTGATTAAATTGATTTCTTTCAAGATGCTTATAATTTTCTAATGTTTCAGCAGCTGCATCTTGTGTTGCTTTAATACCGAAATCAATAGGAGCCATTTGCGTAGCGGTATTACGTAAACCAATAGCATCAGCAATAGAATGAGCAACTGTATTATTGCCACCATCATGTACGCTAATTTTTTCTAAAGGAGTTTTGAAACCTCTTTTAAAAAAGCTTTCACGTTGTTTTAAATCTTTATATGTTAAATCAAATATATCTTTTGAATGAACATTATTTCTAATAGCTGCACGACCAGCAGTAAATTTAGTAGCTAATTTTGATGCTCGTGCAGAATTACTTAATAATCGTTTACCGCCTTTAAAGGCAAGAGCTGTAGCTATGCCAATACCTAATGTGGTTAACGATTTTCGTTTCCACTCATTGGCTTGTTCTTCTCTAGTTCTTTTCTTTTGTAATTCTTGTATTTTACCTAAATCTTCAAAGTATCCCATATGTATTTCCTATTAATACCCAGGGCGTAATGCTGGAGACATAGTATCTACATCACTTTGTTCTAATCCATCAATGCCATTTGCCAATACATTATCGTTAGCAAATTCTGGGAATTTCTTTAAAAATTCTTCCCGTTCTTTTAATTTGTCAGGGGTTAATTTATTGTTCTTGTCGCCACCACGAATTGTTGTTTGCGGTTTTTCTTCTTGTTCTTTTAGTTGTTCTTTTTGTTGTTGTTCTAATGCTAATTTTTCTAAGAACTTATCATATTTCTCTATTTTAATTCCCTGTAAATGAGATAGTATCCATTCAGCTCTTGTATAATATTTAATTGCTTTTTCCATAGGCCAATTTTCTACTTCTTCTAAATTAAGAGAAGGAAATGCCGCTAAAATCATGCAATTAAAAATATTATTTTCGTCACTTAAAAAAGCTAGACGTTCATTATCTAATACAGTACATAATGTTTCTACGTCTACGATAAGAGAAGCATCCAATATTTCTTTGCATAATTGTGTAGGTATACCAGCAGGACATTCATCTAAATCATAATGTTCTGGATATACTAAACAAGTTTGAATGACTAAATTTTCTTTTTCTAATTGAGTAAATTGGTCATCTTCATAAATTGCTTTATATTCAGCTCTGCCAAGAACTCTATATAAAAAGAACTCGTTGTCAATTTTAGACGCAACAATATTTTCATATTGGTCTACATACTTAGCAACGAGTTCCTCTATATTTATTTCTTGGGCTGAATCTTTTGTTTTAGAGTCAGCCATAAATATTAAAGCTCCTCTGTGTATACGTTAACGAAACCAGATTTAGCTAAAATTTCATCAGCCAACACTGTAGATAGACCAGCACTTTCTTCAATTAAAGCGTCAACATCTTCAGGGAAAATAACTGTGTGTTTAAGAATAGCTTCTTGACGTTCAAAGCTTTTATCTTGTAAATCACTAGCATCAGCAACATTAGCTTCACCAGATTCTTTTAAAATAGAAATATATTCAGAACGTTTTAGCCGACGGAAAATAATATCATCGCCATCTAATGTAACACGATATACGTGCTTATATTCTTCTTTCCATTTTTCGATTTGTTCTTTAGAAATTTTATGTTTAGCCATAGCTAAGTCTCCTTTGTAATTATTATTTAATATATCTAACATCTTTAGCGTAGAATGTATAAATTTCTGTAACTGGATACCCTTTTATATTATCTACACCTAAACCATGATTAGCTTTTATTATTTTAACATCTTCTAATACGATATGTACAGTATCGCCTGCCGGACTTTTTTGTCCAAATACGATATCAATATCAAATGTTGGTTTCCATAAATAAGAAAATTTATCGGCTCTATATTCACCGACATCGCCATTATTAACATTATCAGTAATTACATTGTCTTGCCAAGTATTACGTTCATGTGTAGGAAGCTCAATTGTTTTTTGGGATTCAATTAATGGTCTATTAGATTTTCTAGCAGCTTCTAAAATTTGGAATAAATAATTAGGAGATGTAAAACGGATAGCGAATGTACCAGATATTAGTCGATTGCCAACCATATATTCATCGACAGTATAAGAATTATATCCATATGCATTTTGAACTGCTTGGTCAACTACCCAATCTATACTAGAAATATCTTCTACATATTCATTGTTAAAATATAATTCTGCATCAATACAAGAATAATATCGTTTTAAATAGGCACTACCTTCTTGTACAGTTGATGAAGAACTTCGTGTTTTTCTATATGACACATTATATGGAACATATACAGGTGTTTTGTCTAATTGTTGAATGTCACTTTTAGCCTTTTCGCCTTGGCGAACATACTTTGACATATCATATGCAGGATAATATTTATTTGTCGTTTGCATTATGTTTCCTTAATGTCGTATAAGTTTGATGCTCTGAATAAATCATTCTTTATATTGCCAAAGAAAATGTATCCAGATTTTTTGTAAGTTTCAGTATCAATACAATAATATAAATTATAATCGAACTCATCATATCGTAATCGAATCGCATAATCTTTAGATGCTTTATATGTTGTGGTCGTAAATTCATCTGACCCAACATTAAAACCGATTTGTACGATTTCATATGTATGATTGCCTTTTGGAATATCTAGCGATTTATTATATAAATTAATATTCATAGTTAAATTATCAAATAAATCATAGGCATAATCAAAATATGAGAAATAATGAGTTAATACAATATATAATAATTTATTTTTATTAGTCACAATAGCATTCGTATGAATAATAGAATTTACTATGTTTTTAAATGCTTTATTAACAGATGGAAATGCATATTGTTTTTCTGTTTCTATTTCATTAGAAATAATGTTTTTTGCTTCTTGATAGGATTCAAATCCATTGAGTCTAACTAATAGATTTTGAGCATATTCTTCTATTTCTAATATAGATTTATTATATTCATATTCGTATTGATTTTCTGATTCACTATATTTAGTAAAGTCAGATAATATTGTACCATGTTCATCAGCAATATAAAAGACTATATCACCCATTAAATTATTTTCGATTAGATTATAAATCATATGAGATGATGTAATCGGAATGGCTCGGTTAAACATAGTATTATTTATACTATCGTATTCTTTGCCGACAAGATATGTAATTTTATCTAAGTTCTGTAAAATATTATAGTCTTGAATTTCAACAGCTACCGTTTTATTAATAATACCCTCTTCTACTAATGGTCTTGATACAATAGTATTTTTAACTTCATGTTGACGTTCGTATAAAATACTTTGTTTATCAGTATCTGTTAAATTTAATCCAAAAGTAGGGAATGCAGAGTCAAGAACCATTGTGTCTGCATTAAATGTATCTGTATATTCAGATGATACAGTTTTATTGTCGAATTGATAATGAAGTAATCTTCCTAAAAAATCTTCATTGTTATATAAATCTATATAATATAAAGTATTTTCTTTACATTTTAATGTAACTGTTGATTCATGTAAATTATGATATACTAATTTATTTTTTGTTTTATCAATAATATCTACATGGGTTACTGTTAATGGTACAGATACAATAATATTATTTTTATTATATATAATAGAAGTATCTTCTAACGCGTGATTCATATTAATTGTTTGAATATTTTCATACCGTTCTGCATTAGATACAATGTGATAATATGATTTTTTTTCGTTATCTGTTTTATCTTCTATACTATTATATAAATGTAATAAACTTTCTGTTTTATATAGATTTGGTTTTAATACAGCGTCTGTATTTTCAATAGTGAAAGTATTTAGTTCTGAACTTAATTTACTATTGTTAATATATTTTTTTAATTGGTCAATAAAATACATTGTGCTGGATAACATAATATATGTTCCGCATTCAGCCGTTGTATTATTATTTTTATCTTCGGCGTAAAAAATATAAAGTCCAGGATTTAATAAGCCGTGAATTTCTACTGTATCTGAGTCTGTTTTAATAGATAATTCATCTTCTGGGTGTGCTGCATTATAATATTTTAATGTAGTATACCCATTTTTATATTCATTATTTTTAATAATAATGCCATCAGATAATTGTCTAATAAATGTTAATGGGTATAAAGTATTTAACTTATTTTTATTAAGAAGCAATGCTCTCATGTCATTAGCCGCATCAATCATATATGAATTAATATATTGCTTTTCTGATTCTAAGATGACATTGGCTTTATCTTTTTTAATCACTTCATCATTTAATAAAGACAATACTGCTGTGTTGATAGCATATTTATATATATTTGGATAGTTAACAGGAATTTGTTTACTGATAGGCAAAAAAGAAATTTGTTTTGTTTTTGTTTCTTCTTCTTTATCATCTTTAAAAATAATATCTTCTGTATTTGTAACAGAAGTTTCTTTCGTTAAAAATTCAGGAGTTAATACTTCTTTATTTTTAATTTTCTTTTCGTATTGTTCTTTTTCTTGTATCCATTTAATAACTTCTTTTTCTGCTTCTTCTTGTTCTTTAGGAGAAGCTATTTTGAAGTCACCCCATTTAATTTTACAACATTCATGGAGAACTTTTTGGAAAGTATCATCATCAAATTTTCCTGTACGAATATAGGCATCATATGCATCTTGATATTTTCGTTCGCACATGATTTTATTAATTTTAATTTTTTGTTGATTGGATTTTTCTTGTTCTTTTTTTGTTTGGTTGATATTTGGTTTATCTTTATCAATTTGTTGTTGCCACCAATCATGGTTATTAACGTCAGGAATTACTTGTTCCCAACCATCTTTCTTTTGTTGTTCTGGAATTTGTTCTGGAATAATCGGTTTATTTTCTTCTTTTTTAATTTCAGGTCTTTTTTTACCATGATGATGATGTCTAATTAATGCAATTAAACCAGCTAAGCCTGCTGCGATACCAGCAATTCGTTTTGTTTTTAAATTCCACCAAGAACCTTTTTTCTTCTCGTCAGTATCCCATACAATTTCTTCGAGAGAATCAGAAATATTTTTTTCTTTTTCTGCATCATTATCTTCAGCAGATAATATTTTATATGGTCTATCTATAATATTGGAGCGAGTAATAGAAGATGATTTTTCTTCTAATAAGTCTAATTTAGAATAACCAGCTCCTAAAGAATATCCTTCTTGGTCTAAATAATCTATATCTAACGCAAAAAATTCATATGTATTTTCTGTATAGAAATCTTCTATGGACATGACTTGTCCTTCGTTAACAAATGTAACTCCATAGAGAGCGATGCGAGCTTTATCCCCATATTCATTAGCCATAGCTATTGTGATATTTAATGGAGGCAATTCATCACTTAATGCATGAACTTTTGCTTTACCTTCTTTTTCTAGCCATTTTTCAAGGAGCTTTAACATCCAATGTTTGTCAAATACTTGAAAAACAAGCGAACCTGCAATTGTTCTATTATCATACACATAAGCAATTGCGTTCATATTGCCAAGTACACGTACTGGCGATTTTTCATTATGTACTGAATATGAAATTGTTTTTACTGAACCAACTACCCCTGTAACGGCATTCCCACCACTGAGAGGTAATTCAAAAACACATACCATATCCGTTCCAGAGAAGCTTGTATACGTATCTACATATTTAGTAGCTATTGTTCTTGCTTCATTTGGCATATTATTATATTTCCTTTTTGTCGTAAAAAAAAATAAAAAAGGTTGAATTTTGTTTCAACCTTTTTTATTACTGTTAGTTTTTATTTTATTTAGATGCACCAGTTGCACTTGTAGCATCATCTTTTACTGCACGCATATATTCTACACGACGAGCAATGAATGTACAAGCTTTTTCAGATGAAACATCATCGATAGAGAATCCATTAGATTCATTCAAAATTTCTACACCGTAAATAACTACAGTCGCTTTTTGACCATATTCATTTGCAAAAGAAATTGTAATATCGAATGGAGGAATTTCATCTTCATATTCTGGTTGTTGAGATTCAACAATATTATTAGTGATTTTATTAGCAGCTGTTGCTGTTGCACCACTTACACCTTCAAGTGCCATATCAGTCATTTGGCTATCCCATTCTTCAATAGTCATAGCTTCCATGTTTTTATGAGCACCAAGACGGTGGAATGTTTGTTGCTGTTGGATATGTTCTTTCAAACCTTCGATAAGTGCATCACGGTCAAATACTGTAAATACTAAGCTGCCAGCAATTCCGCGTTTCGTTTATACCCTCTCTTTCGAGATATTTTAAAGGGACTAGACTATATCTTCATCTTTCCAGACTTTTTTAGCTTTTATATATTTTCGTTCTAAATAAATATTAGAATCTTTGTATAACCACTCTAATAATGCATTTGCTGTAGAAAAATTATATGTAATTTCATATACATTTTCAGTTCCTTTTTTTCTAATGGAATTTGTTTTATGTTTAACAAAATTCTTTGTTTGGTTATTTAATTCTTTTAGAAAATTTAAGTTACCGAGAATTCTTAACCTAATTCCAATATATATTTTATCGTCTCTATATGCCTTAGCTGTTCCTATTGAACCATCTCCGTCTATATACCCACGAATAAAATGTTTTATATATTGTTTTTTGATTAAGGGGAATTTTATTTCTTTATGTTTATTATTAGTCGTCATAGAATAAAATTTTTTAAATTCTGGTATTCTTTTTTTACAACTAATTTTTAACATATATGATTTTGTGTTTTTTCTATATATTAGTGGTTTATCTGGAACAATTAAGTCTCTTAATTTTTCAAGAATTTTAATATCTTTTTCGTTTAGTGTTAATTCTATTTCATTATCACTAATATATCCATCAGCTGCTATAAAGCCGAGGAAATAATATAATTCTTCAGAATCTTTTTCAAAAAAGTTCCAGTTATAATTATATAAATGCTTGCCCATATTTTTGCCTCCAAAATAATATTTTATAATTTCTATGTTTTTATTATATATTATTTTGAAGTGTAAATCAAGGTATCGCTAAAAAGAGATTCGCACTTCGATTTAATGGATTTTCACCAACCTAATAATAGGCCCTACTCCTAATGCCTTTTGGCCAATGGGATAGTCGTTGGGGCGTAAAACTTTTAAGTTAAACTGCCTGCTGATTGTCCAATTCTTACACTTTTTAAAACCATTGCCATTTATGTTTTCACATTCTGTTTTGGTAGTAAGACTTTAAGGAGTTTCCAGCATATCACGAATTTTATTTTAACTATGTTACCATAGAGAAGAGGCTAAATTAACCTCTGGATACAGAACGAAGTTCAGCACTGCCCATAGTGTAAATCGGAGCTTTTTCACGAGTTACAGAATAGGAGATAGCTTGTAATTCACCGATTACTGCTGTACCGAAAGTACAAACAATATCGCAACCGGAGAAAGAAGTATATGTATGAGTATACTCTGTTGCAATTGTTCTTGCCATTATTTATGTACTCCTTGTTGTACTAATTTAAAAATGATTAGATAGGAGAGGCATAATACTATGCCTCTTTATATCTATTTATCTTATTACTACTATTTATCAGAACCTGCACTATCAATAGTATCAACCATTTTAATAGTGTTGCGGATTTCACGAATTTCGTAAATAGGAACGATTTGGTAATCGATTTCGATAACAGACATTTTGAGCAATTTAGGGTCATTGTTCATAACGAAGTCATATTTTTCAATCAACGTACCTGTGATTTTATCAAGGTTAGATTTAATAGCTGTTTTAAGAGCATTACGGTTAGCAGTGTGGTTTTGTTTACCAATGAATGGTTCACCAGCTTGACGAATCAAGTCTTCAACTGCACCTACAACACGAGAGCATGCAAGACGACGGTAGATAGAATCAGCATTAGCCATTGTTACACCATCAGTAACTACGATACCTTTTGTGAAGGAATTACGCATTGTTACGAAACCAGCAGATGTCAAACGAGACAATTGAGATTTAGATAATGCATATTCAAGGTTAGTTACATTGATTGGTTGCATTGTAGAAGATTGGTCAAGGTCTAATGTAGAAACGAAACCAGCATAAGCACCTACGTTATTAGAAATGTAAGTGTAAGATGCATTGTCGATTGTTAAAGAAGATTGAGCAACTACTACAGATACGTTACGACCAATATTATATGGCAAGTTATTGCGGTCAAGCATGTTACGACCTACTGCATTTTTAGCATACAAGTCGAAGTTTGTTGCAATAAGTTTATCAACCATTTCGCTGATTTTATCAAGAGAAGTGGAAGCCATACGTTTTGTGCCGATTACGCCATGAGTTGGAGTTGTTTTCAACTCAGTGTAAGTACAGTGTTGTGCCAATTGGCGAGCAAAGTTATCAGTTGTGCGGAATGGCACACGCATAGTGTAGTCATAACCAACTTCTTTATCTGCACCGCAAGTACCAAGAGCTTTTTCTTCTGTTGGAGTTGCAGGATTCAAACCAAGAATTTCAGCAACCATATCGTCTTTTACAAGAGCACCATCTTCAGAAACTTTAAATGTGAATACGTTACGCAAGCAATTAATTTTATTTAATTCTTCAACGAATTCTTCCAAAGTCATATGGTCAAAAATACCAGAGTTGATAACGATGCGGTTCACATCATTAAATTCAGAAGATTCAGCGTATACAGAGATAGCTTGTTCATCTTCGTCTGGACGGTAAAGAGATTCTAGGTCACCAACTGGAATCAATTGAGCACCATCGATTTTGCATAAGAAAATAGTGTCGAGGTTATTTACCAATGCATAATCTTTAGTGTCCATAGTTGTGCCAGTAACATCTGTCATATCTTCAAATACATATTTTTTAGCATTTGCGGCAGATGGTTTAGCTTGTTTCAATTGGTCATTAACTACGATGATACGACCAACGAATGCAGAACCAGTGATAGCATTTGTATCGTAGTTAGCTGCACAATGTTGTACATCATCTAAATATTCAAGACCATTTTCAGTCAAGCGAGCTAATTTATTAGAATTGGTATCAAATACTACAGAACCAGCTTTATATACACCATTCTTAATAGCCTTACGAGTTTCATCGTAGCCTAAAGAATAAGAAGGATATACGTCATAGATTTCTTCAGCTGCAATAGCATCGATATCAGTAATCATGTTTTGTTCAACTTTTTCTAAAGTTACAGAATATTTCTTAGCTTTAGTAAAGTTCTTTTCATCGATAATTGGAGTAACAGAAATCAATTTATCCATGATGCTGAATTCTAAAGCAGATGCTTTTTTGAATTCAGATGCACGAGGTAATTTACCTTTAATTGTGTCATCAGCATTAGCACAAACAATAGCACGGTATTTAATTTCGGAATCTTCCAAAATAGAATAGATACCTTCTTTAATAGATACTGTGCGAGCTTTATCTTCTACTGGAGATTCAACAATACGAGGAGTAATTTCTTGACCAGCGGAATTTTTACGTTGTTCAGCACGAGCTGTGATTGCATAACCAGAACCTAAACGTCTATAGATTTCGAATTTAGACAAGTCTGTTTCTTCGTAATCAAAAGCGTCTGGTTTAAATGCACGGTCAATAGCACCGTAAGTTTCCAAGAATTCCCAACCTTTAGTTGTTACTTGTACATCACGTAATGCTGCACGGAATGCTTTAGGGTCATTAGCAGGGAATGTAATTGGGAATGCTTTACTTACATCTGTGTTATATTTCAAACGACGGAAGTAAGGAGCTTCAACTTTATAAGGTAAGTTCTTTTCGCTTTTAGTTACGTGGAAAGTTAAAGTAGTGCGACGGTCACATAAAGATTCGTCACGACCAATTGTATACAAACCAGAAAGCATAGAACCAACTTTAAGATGGTTAGCTTCTGCGGAATGAGTTACATCATTACCTTCTTTATCAACGATAGTGAAATTCAATACGTTGTTGAAGACATAACGATTGAATAAATCAATCAAGTCTACAAGACGAGAATTAGCAGTTACATTGAAATCTTGATTCAAACGAAGTTCGTTTTTAATCATCATTTCGCTAGATTCAACAACACCACGTTGTTTTTCTACGATTGTTGCACGAGAAGCTGGTTTGTAGAAAGTAATTTTTTCATCACCATTAGTACCGTCAAACAATACGTAGCAATCTTTAGCGATATTAGAAGGGAATTGAGAAGACAATTGAAGACGGAAATCAGAATCAACTGCGAAATCAAAAGTCTTGGAAATATTTTTACCACCGATACGTACACCGTAAATTGAACGACAACCACGGTTCCAAGCATCTTGGATACCTGCTACCAAGGAAGCTTCTTTCAAAGTTTCAGATTGGTATGGTTCGCCGAAAATGTAACGAGCGTGTTCCATGGAATAAACTGGAGTTGGGGAACCAACTGGGCCATTGAAAGCTGTACCAATAATCAATACAGAATCAGTAGTGCCAAAAGCGGATTGGTCAAAGCCTGTAGAATAATCTTGTTCAACTTGCGTAATAACGCCAGGCAATTTACCAAGTTCTTCATTAAATAAGGTCATGCTCATTTAAATAAGCCTCCTATGAATTTATCATTATTAATAGTTATACGTATTTTTTAAATCAATACTCCAGAAATATCCGTATCGTAACTTACGTAATTTCTTTCTATTTCAACATAATATTGAAGACTGCGTACTGATAAATTTTGACGATAATAATCGTAGTTCTTATCAGAAAAACGAGATTTAAATACTATTTCAGCTACGCCTTGTTGTTTAAAATAACCAGCATATCTGAACATTAACTCTTCAAAATCTCTCATTACCTTATTTGCTGTTATATAGTCACTGCCAATTATATTAAATTGTATAACACATTTAAATCTTTGTGACCAAACTTGTCCGTGTCGTTTCCATCTATCATTTTTATCATCTGATTCTTCAATAAATTGATTGATAACACGAGGTTTTAATTCAAGTTTTGGTTCATAACTAATAACATCAAATTGGATAATAGGATGATTAATTGGTACTTGTTGGTCAACAACAAATCGTGCACCTTCATCAGGATTAAATTCTACATTGTCTTTTTTCAATGCTTTTACTACAAGTTTATTAATCATAGCAAATAAATCATCGAGGTCACAATTTTTATCAGCTTGTTGTTTATCTATTTTGACAGATAAATCTTTATCCATTGCTGATTCATTACGCATACCAATTTTTTCATTATCTAAATCTACTGTTGTTTCTTTTCTATGTATAGTACTAGAATGAACTTTATTTAGAGGTGTTGTTTGTGCCTCTAATCGTTCATCTAATAATTGTTGTAAATCATCCATTATACTTCAACCTCCTTAGAGATATGAATTTTTTCAATTGAATTAATAGGAACAATTTCAAAATTAACGACGATGACAATTGTTCCTTTTCCGCTTTTATATACGTTAATAGAAACAATTGCCCATTCTTTAATTAATATTCCTACAATAGAATCTAAAAATTGTTCTAGCTTTTCTTGAATTTTTTGTTTTTTATACTCTGAATATTGCATACCCATATAATCAGAAAAATCAAGAATACGCTCTATGTATTTTTTAATCATAGAAATCGTAACAATTTTTTCAGTATCTCTAGTAAGGCGACAATTCAATAAGTTTTCTACTGTCGTTTCTCTTACAGAATGAGATTTAAAATAGGCATATAATGGATAATCCCATGCGTCTAAATGGAAAATAGCTTCTCCCAGTATATCCGAAGTAGGATATGTACCAGGAGAAGTTGTTGCTAATAATGAAGCTAATATAACATCAGCCATTTCATTATTAACTAAATTATTAGCCACAATAATAATATTTTCTAAATTAGCATTTTCAGAGCAGCATCGTCTAAATAAATCATAAGAGTCATTCATATATGTATTAAAATCATCTATTGTTTCATATAATGATGCGTGTTTACCAGATGTAATAATAGTAGATAATTTATTAATTCCAATATTTCCTAGTGTATATGCAAAATAATTATGTTTATATGAAGCATCATTAGAATCAATAAAAGAATCATCTATCATAATATCTGGACAAACAATAAATGCAAAATCATAATCAGATGCAATATTAGCTACATCTATAAAATCATCTTTAGTTTGAATATTAGAAACAAAGATTGATTCTACTCCGATTTGTTTAGCTAATGCATACGCTTCTGTTAATTTAGATTCACCATATAATCGTAGCATATCTTTAAAAGAAGTGATATGTCTAATTTCTTTTAAAGCATAATTCGTTGCACCAGAAGCTACTATTAAGATGTTATTGTGTTTATCAAATGTTAGCGTCTCTTGTAGTGTATCGCTCATCTTTATAGCCAGCCTTTCTTAGTGCATCACGAATATTATTAAATAATTTATCTCTACCGCTTTTTACTGGTGCGGTTTCAATTCTCCAATATACAATATCATTATCATCAGAACGTTCATAATATACATCAGATACTTGGTCTAACTCAGTAGCATCATAAATAATGTCTCCTGGTTTAATATCAATATCTATATCTTTATTATTTTTTGTATAATATACATTCATGATATTTTTTTCAGCAAAACCAATATTGCTTGCGCGAATCGATACAGCTAAATTTAAATTAGCTGCATATTCACGAGTGAAACGTAATTTATTCCCTAATCCTAAACAAGTTGGACAATCTGGATTTGGCTGCTTACTGACATCATTAATGCAATGACATTGTTCTCGTTTTTTAGAGATAAACCAAACTGGGTGTGACCATAAATCGATTACTTTTCTAATATTAGGGTCAAACCAATGATTACAATTCAATGGCTTCATTTAATTAACTCCATTGAGGAACGCTACGAGCAATTTCTTGTAAAAGAGATTCTGTAGTGGTCCATTGTACATCTGTATTGGAAGAAGATTTTAAACCAATACGAGTAACTTTAGGCTTAGCACGTCCTTCTGGCCAGTATCCACGAACGGCATCTTCCCAAGTTTTTAATTGTTTATTTAAATCATCGAGTAAATCTTTTAATGTTCCTAAATCTTTTTCATGTTCGTATTCAATAACATCTAGTTTATATCGATTGTCTTTATCGAATCCAGTACTCATAATCATTCGCATGAGACAATCGTAAGTAGCTTTGAGTCTTACAAAATTTTCTACGGCAAAACTATCTGTTTTAATTTTAGATTTTGTTTGCGAAATAATGTAATCTGCATATTTAGAGGCATCTCTAATATAAGAACGCATATTGTTATCAGGAATTTCATAAGCATCAGTAATCATTTTTAACGATGTTAATGTACAATACATTGGTTTATATTCAGTTCGAATCGTAAATGTTTTAGATTCTAATGCATTACCATCTTTGTCTTTTAATCCAGAGACAGTAAATGTGTAATCAGAATTCGCTAACACTTCTTTAGGAGCGATTTTTACAATGTCTTTTGTATTTTCTTCATAGCTAATTTCAGCTATAATTCGTTCTTTAGCCATTATACATCCTCCCTTACAATTCTAACTTTAATATCAGATATATCTATATCAAAAGGAAAATCGATTAAGAAATAATCAGGTAATGGGTCTGCATACGCTTCATATTCTAAAGTATAGGATTTACCGTCACTCACTTTTTGTTTCGGACTTTCAATTCTATCTACAAATTCGATAGCATTACCTACAACTTCAGGAGTTACATCTGTATCTTTTAAAGCATCAGTTTGTGGTGTTTCATGAACCAATCCTTTTTTAGTGAAAGTAATGGGTGTGGACCACATACCATAATTCTCTGCATTTAATTCTCGCTGAGAACGCATACGAACATAATATTGTCCATTATCTGTAACTTCTTTTAATAGAATACGATATGCATGTTTATCTTCTGTTTTATATTTATCATGGTCTATATAACTTCTATATAAGATATTATAGAAATTATTATCGGAAGCGACTTCTAAGTAAAAAGCTTCTTCGAATTTACTTTTACTAATCTCTTTCCATTTTAATTCAATAGTACCTTCACAAGCTTCAAAATTAATTGGTGAAGTAATTTCTACTTCTGATACAACATCACTTTTAAAAGTAATGCGTCGCATCATAGCCAAATCTAACTTTTTCTCTGTAATAGATTGAATACCTGTGTCAGTAATGACCAGGTATTCATCTCCAGGAACAACCCATTCTCTAAATTGTAATTGAATAATATTTCTGTCAACAATAACATTAATAGGCGCGATATGTTTTGTTTTATTATTTAATACATAAATATTATTATTATCGACTGTATCTTCATCGATATCCATACTGCATTTAATAAAAATAGATTGGTCTTGTAAACTAGGTACAACTGCTAAAACAGAAAATTTAATTTCTGCCATAGAGTATTTCCTTTATAAATTATTCAGTTACTGGGTTAACGATAACTGCTTGTACGGATTCTTCCAATTCATTAATGAAGATATTAACGACTTGCATTTCAGCTGTAGCAGGAATTTCGAATACGCCGTCACGTTTTTTAGAACGTGCAGTGAATTTTTTAACTTCTACTTTTTCGCCTTCTTCACCGATTACATAATATAAACCAGTTACATCTGTACCAACTTTATAAGAAATAATTGCTTTTTTAGCATCAGTAGATTGGTCTGCATTAATTTCGCAAGTTAAATCACGAGCATCTTCTTCTTCAGCTTCTGTATTTTCTGCATCAGCTGCTAATAATTCTTCATCAGTTGGGCCAGATACTTCATCAGGAGTAGCTTCAGATTCATCTGCTACTGGAATAGTATTAGCATATACGGGTTTATTTACTTCTTCTGTATTAGGAACTAAATAATATTTACCTTCATGTTCCATAATACGAACTTCAGGAATATCACCACCAAGAGTACCACTTTCTAAAATAATAGTACCCATACGTACAGAGCGACGAAGTTGAGCACAGTTTGTACCAGATGGAATAGCTGCTGTACGTTTACCTGCTGTTAAATATACACCAGATAATTCATCATAATAACCAGCTTGACCAGGTGCCAAGCGAACTACTGCGATTTGAGACATAAGTTTCTCCTTTGATTTTTTATAAAAAATATAGGGCGGCTATATTGCCGCCCTAGTGTAGGTCTTTATTATTGACCTTTATTATTTAAAGAATTCACAGTCGCTGCGGACAATGTATTTGTCAATGTAACTGTAGGAGGTTCTGGGTAAGTAGGAGCCACTGCAAGATTGCGAGCTACTGTAATACCACGACCATTGTCGAGGATACCTACGCCATAACGTTCTTTACATTTCAAGAGACGAATGTCACGTTCTGGGTCAGTCCAGTTATCAGTGGACAATGCTTCTTTTTCAGCAATAACGCCAACAGAACTGCGGTCGATGCAGTACATATCGAATTTTTTGTTAACTTTATCAAATTTAACAAATGGAGAGAAAGATACGGAAATTGGCATTGGAAGACGACCTTGAACTTGGTTAGGTTGCATAATGAATTTTTGAGGACCTTGTTCAGCGGATAAACCAGCAAAACCAGGAGTACCTTGTGTAGCACCCCAAGGATGAACTTGAGAACCACCCAATGCACCGTAAGTCAAACCATTACCAATCATGGAGTTACGAGCGAATACTACCCAAGTCAACGGATGCATAATCACATCTGTTGGTGTCTTATCATTAGCCATCAAAGCTAATACTAAATCCAAGAAGTCTTCAGTAGTCAATGTGTTATTATAAGAACCATCTTTATTCAAACCATGAGTACCAGCTTCTGGAATTTGTGTACGCATATCGTTGTCGAATACTGGAGTGCCATGAGTAGAGAATGCATTAAAGCACCATTCTTCTTTATAGCGAGCCATAGCTTGACCCATTTTACGAATGTTGATACCGTAGATATCCCAAGAAGAATCTTGAACAGCTTCTTCTGTGATAGTTACTTTCAAACCAATTTTCTTCACGCGGATTTCCAATTGGCTGTTTTCTACAGTATTGAAATCTACGGAATCTTCGTTGTAACGTCCGCCTTCGGCAACTTCGCTTGCACGCAATTCGCCAACTACTGGAATTACATATGTAACAGAGGAACCACCTTCAACATGAACAACATTCATGAATTTAGTAGCTAGATATTCAGGTTCAGCTGCTTCACGCAATTGACCTTCGATTACTTTAGGAATTAATTGAACAACGTCTGTAGACATCAAGGATTCTTGTACGGATACGCGACCTTTGTCATAGTTGCCGTTAATGTTCAATACCATTTTTTCCATCAAGTCATAAGTATTAGGCATAACAGCTGGTTTTTCTGTAGCTTCGCCAGCTTTGAATTTTTTCAATTGAGCTTCGGACAATTTGCGACCTTGTGCAATTTTGTTCAAAGTTTCTGTAAGTCTCATAGACATGTATAAATTCTCCTTATCGGGATTAAATCAAATATTTATATAAGTCCGCCCCATTTAGGGGCGGTATGTATAAGATTATTTTTGTAATAAGATTTTTACGGAACCAACTACACCGTCCCAATCCATGAATGTAGGAACACCAGATTTACCTTTTACTTGGTATACTACACGAACGGACAATGGTTTTTTGTTAGCTTTAACTGCATCTGCAATAGCTTTCAATGTAGCATTTTCTTGGTCTTTAGCACCAATAGTAATGATACCTTGAGCTGCATTTACATATTTAACTACGAAGTTAGTACCAACTACTTGACCAACTTTACACAATTTAGCATCAGCTGCCCATGCTGTGTCATCAGCTGGAATAGCGATTGGAGTTTCACCGATATCAAGGAGAATTGTACCTTCTTTAATATTTACATCAGGAAGACGAACGATTACATCGTTGTATTCTTGCATTGCAGAACCGTCATGTGCTTGAGACAAGTCAGCAGAAGCACCAAGATGACCTACTACTTGGTCAGCTACAACCTTAGTGAATACATTAGCACCATCAGTCAAGCCAGGGATACCAAGGTCATTATAACGGAATTCTGGATTCATACGAGGGTCATACAAATCAATGCGGTCAGATGCAAGCATATGAAGGTCATGATTTAAGTAGTTTTTATCGTATGGGTAACCAGGGTAAGTGTTAGTAGAATTATAAGGGGAATTTTCTACAGCATCTTCGCCACGGCGATTAGTTTTACGATATACAGTTGGGTTGAAGTATTCAGAATTCATGCGGTCTTCAAGAGCCCATGTAGCCCATTTAGCTGCACCTTCTGGAACTAAATCAGTATTGACTGCATATACAGTACCCAATACTTGTTGACGTTCTAATTCATATTCTTGAATATCCATACCAGCCATCAAATCATTGAAGTTCAAGATGGAAGGAACGATACGACCATTTTCGTCAGAACGCACTAAGCAACCTGGGAACAATTGGCCGTAAGCGCTACCCCAAGGGTTTTGCTCTGCTTTATCTTTATAAGCAAACCAAGGCAATTCAACCAAAGCATCAGTACGAACTGGGCCAGGCATAATACCATTAAATGCATCGTCATCACGAGTGTATTCGTTACGTTCAATAATACCGATAGGTACATTGCCAAGACGAATTTCGCCAACTTTAGGAACAACGCCAGTAGTTTTTACACGAATAAGACCAGTACCTTCTTGCATTTCTACTACTTCATCAGTGTAATCAGCTAATTGACCAATAGCGTCTTTCTTTTCTTTTGTAGGACGGAAACAAGTTTCTTCGTAAGTATCAGACAAACCTTTAAGTGGAGTCCAATCACGACCAATAGATACTTCAGGAACATCTTTACCAGATGCTACTGGAGATACTAAAGATTTAGCATTAGCTGCTGCTTTGAATTTATCGCCAGCTTTACGCAAACGAACAGAAGCACCACCGTTAGCCAATGTCAATGTAGAGAATTTCTTTTCAGACTCAGTGTCTACTAAGTCCATACGAGGGTCAACTGCTACTACACGACCTTTAGGAATAACGATTTGGTTGTAACCAACGCCGAAGCCATAACGGAATAATACTGGCAAACGGAAGTCAAATGCATATTTAATATTTGGAACATCATGTTCAGATACGTTAATTTGCGTATTTGTACGATTGATGCGGTCATCAGAATGGTCACGGTAGCCAGGAAGGTTAGCTTGGAAGCGAGAACCATCATAACCTGGGCTCATGATTTCTTTATTAGTGAAATTTCTAGGGTAAAGTGCCATTTAAAAAAGCCTCCTAATCATTTATGAGTATTTAAAATATCAGAGAAGATGTTGTAGAATTGTTCTTTCAAATCAACTGTTTCAACTTCTTTAACATCTTTCTTATCTTCAGATTCTTTCAAAGAAGGGTTTTGTAAAGTATTACCCAAGTTAGAAATATCTTTATCTTTTTTAATTAAAGATTCTTTGAAGTCTTTAGACAAATCGCTAATAGAATCTTTAATAGATTCTTCGGAACGATTTTTAACAGCTTCAACATCAACGTCAGAATGACCTAAAGCTTCACGCATAGTTACAAAGTTTTGAACTAAAGCTTCTTTCAATTCAGCTTTTACTTCAGCAACTTGTGCTTCTAAGCCTTCACGCATTTGTGCAGCTTCTGTCATTTTTTGAGTTAAATCATCTTTTTCTGTTTTAAGACCTTCGAGCTCTTGTTCGAGGGATTCTTTAACAGTAGTCAAATCAGAATTAGTTTTTTCTAATTCAGCGATTTTTTCAGAAGTTTGAGTTGCAGCTTCTTTTAGTTCAGTTACTTCTTGTGTAAGTGCAGTAACTTTAGCTTCAGATTCTTGCAACTTAACTTTCAAATCTTCAGGCATATCAGTTATGTCTCCTTTAGTTAAGTTTAAATCTTGATTAAGACTTTCAGCAAAAGCCTTTACTTTACTATTACTTGCAGTAGCAGGATATATATCAATATTTTTTGCATACATATCGCTAGGTACAATTACATAGCTAAGTTCTTTTGCTTCCATTTCGTGGATATCCCAGTAACAGGTCTCTCCATTATATATAGCACCACGTTCATGTTCACAAGTTTCTCCATTAGCCAATTCTTGACCACAGATAGAACATTTTACGGAATGAGCAATTACACCAATAGATGTTGTTTCTAATAGTCCGGATTTCACATCTGCTTTTGCTTGTTCACCAGGAATGTTAACAGTGAATAGTAAAGCAGGAGTTTCAGAACGCGTATTTTTAGTTATATATTTTGCTTCACAAATACGGCCAATAATTTCGCCATCTTCTTCATTATGATGTTTAATTAATGGTCTTCGATATGGATTTGTCCAAGATGCTACAGATTTCTTTAAGCAATTTGGAGTATATCGAGTATAATTTCGTGTCGCAAATGGAGCTGCATGGATACCTTCAATTTCTACCATAATAGAATTAGGGTCGATAACTGAACTACCAGCGGCCTCACTTAAATCTAAGTGCTGGTTAAATCCATCTACAATTGATAAAAAGTCTTTATCAATCTGTTCCTTAATCATCATCGCCATCGTTATTCACCGCCTTTCTCTGGTTTAATTTTGCAAGAGCAATAAGCGTGAAATGGTGGAATATCATCTAAACTAAAATGATTAGTATCGATGATGCTTTTATGATGCTTCTTATCTTCACTGTTGCCAAAATCTACGTATACTTTATTTTTTCCAAGGGCATTACAGGTTTTAACATAAGCATACCAGTAAGATTTTGATACAGTATATTCAGTTAAGAAGCGAACACGATATTCAAGAGAATTAAATACAGCTTCTTTTTCTTCTCGGGTTTCACATTTTTTAATACGTTTGCTAATTTCTTTGAAGATATCATTAATTGTATTTTTAGTCTCTTTTACGATATTAACAGTTTGTATATCAAAAGTAAAGTCTGGCTTTTTACTTCCACAATCTTTAATTGCTTTTTCGTATCCAGCTAACATTTCTTTTTCCATATATTTTTCAAGCATTTTTAAAATACTTTCTCTAGTGAGAGGTATAGTAAAAGCGTCCTGATTTTTAACATCGTCACATACATCATTACGCATTGCTTGGAACTTATTATATATTACACTAAAATTTTTTTTATAAATATCTATATTTTTTTTAGTGATTTTATTTCTGTCAGTTGCAGATTCTGCAAATTCTTTAATATTTACAGATGTTTTTCCATGTTGATTTTCTGGTTGTGCAGTATTAGAAACTTGTTTATTTTCATCTCCCGCATCACCTTGTTTACCTTGTGGATTTGTGTTATCTCCAGGTTGAGAACCATCTGGTGTTAACATACCTTTACCGGCCCATACCAAATTCATTTTATTTTTTTGTACTACTAAATTAGCATATACATCATCAATAGAAATATTATCTGCACGACGTCCAAGTTCTTTACGTAATTCTTCGAATGTAATCGCATTACCTTGATATTGATTTAAATAATGATTTTCAACTTTAACTTTAGTTTCTAAATTAATTTCATTAAACTCAAAGGATACAATATCGGTTTCATTAAGGATTGGATTAAATCCACCTTCTAATAACAATTCATTAAATAAATTATTTTGCACGAAGTTAGAAATACTTTTTTGGAAATATTTTACAGCATCATGTACTTGTTCTTCCATAGAGTCAGCATCTTGTTTTATACCGCCACGACCCATCATAGAAGTCGATAAGTATAATGCAGAGAATACACGTTTTTCAAAATATTCTAAATAAGGCTGTGCATTTAACGCTACATTATTAGCACCAAGATTTTTAAATTCAACTTTTTCATTCGTAATAATTAATCCATCATCGACTAATTGTTCTACGACTTGTTGAGCTTCTTTAATTTCTTGGTCAGTTGCCATCATACCCTGTTGAGGAATCCCGACTTTCATTTGTGTAATCGGGAATAAACAACGATAAATTAAACGTTCTACGTTGCCTTCAATACGTCTAAGCATTTTTACATCTTCTAGGGCAGATGCAATTCTTGGTGTACCAAATGCATTAGAAGCTTCTTTATCAATATAAAAATGAATAACATCAGTCGGTTTAAATTTAACTGAATCATTTCCTAGCGTTTGTTCATAGCGTTTAATAGCACCATTTGTATCACGCTGAATTTTTATGGTAGCTGGGTCAATTCTAAAATAACCACCAACTGCTTTACTGTCATAAACAGGGTTAATTTGTAAATCAGATAAATTAACGCCAGAAAAATCTGTACGACTTTTTACGAGAAAAGCATTTGAATAGGCAACTAAGTCATTGCCTATTTCAATTAATAAATTACTGAATGCCTCTCCTGTCATAAATGACATAAGTCGTAAACGTTTTCTAATATATTCTGCGGCTGCATCATTTTCACTAACGATGCTATAGCCAGCTTTAAAAATAAGCTGACTATAATCCGTTACAAATCGTTTAATATAAGAATCTGATTTAATAGCTGCTTGAATTTCCGTTAATGAATATTCAGCTTCTGTTAAATCATTAGATTGAGCAGAACGACCAGTTGCTTTAATCGTAAACTTTTTAATATCGTCTTGACTAAAGGCAGGTGCACTGCCACCAGAAGACCCTTGTTTATTAGCAGGAGTTGATGTGGCCCCAGCTTCTTTTATATCTGGAATATTTGGTTTCCAGAATTTTAATGCATCAAGAAGAGCCATGTTTTCTCCTTTATAAAGAAAATATATTTTCGTCTACAGTATTACTACTATTATTGTTTATTATTTTGTACACTACGATTACCAGTAGTTTTTTGTGTATTTTTTTGGTCTACTGTAGTTCCTTTTACGATGCCAGCATTGTCAGTTACATTATCAGCCACCGTATCTTTCGTTACTTTCACGAATAAAGAATTAGTCGCGTAAATGTCTACACCATTTTTAATGAGCATAGCTTTTGCTTGTGCTTCTTTAACTGAATCATCGAGAATATCATTTAATAGTAAAGCAGATGAATTTAAATATTTATATGTATTATATAAAGCATTTTTATATCTGCTATCATAATTAGCTCTACTTTCACGCAACAGAGCATTACTATGAGATTGTGTATATTCAGAAGAATCTTTATATTCTTCTCCGTAATAACGTTCTCGTTGTGCTTCAGCTGCATGCCAAGCTCTTAGATGCATAACGGTTTCATCAACTGTATGTGTTTTTTTAAATAATCTAGTTTTTTGTTTTCTAACAATTTGACTTCTGACAATATGGTCTCGACAATGTTCTAAACTATTGCCAGGAGGAACGACTACAGCATTGCCATCAAATTCCTGAATTAATTCTTTTACGGATTCAACACCGCTGTCTGCAACAAGCATCAACATTTGTTGATAATATTGTCGCATAATCATTTGTAAGCGTTCTAAATAATCTTCTTGTAATTGAATAATATCTTTATTGTAATCATCTTGAATTAATTGCACCAAAGTTTTCGGCATTTCAATTCTAAGATTAATTGTTTCTGGTTCAGAGAATAAAGAAGGAATATCTTTATGGCCTTCAATCACAGGTATATGATTTGTATCTACTGTAGGTACTTCTTTTGGAGTTTCATATATTGGGTCATCTGGTTTAGGATGATTGCCTTTAGGGAATCTATTATTTAGTCTATCGATTAATTTATCGATAATAGCATGTCCTAAAAAGTTTACATCATCTGGCAATAATTCTTTAATTTGTTTAAAATCTTGAATAATATCAGATGGCTCTCGTTGTTCTTCATCTAGTAAGGCTTCATTAGGATTTTCTAATTGCTGTCTTAAAAAACGAGCATCTGAGTCATACTGATTATCGGGTCCAAATGATGGACGATATAATATATTTTTATTTTCGTCTTCCATTTACCACATCTTTCTACCAGGAGAGTTACCGCCACGAGCTCCCCAAGAACTACCTCCTGAAGAGCGATTGCTTTTACCAGAACCTAATGGAACAGATACCCATTTTTGATAATCGCCACGACGTTCACCTGGTCCTTTACCGATTTGTTTATATTGCGTGTCTCTTTGTTTCCATGCATCATTCATTTCTTCAATACGTTTCATACGCATTTTAAAACGAGTATCTAATGGATTTTCTGTCATAGTAACACTAAAGTTACTTTTAATTCCCTCAATAGCTTGTGCAACTTCTGGGAATTTTAATACGAATGCTAAATGAGCTAAACCTAATGCATCAATAAAATGTTCATCTTTAGAAGTAAAAATAGCTTTGCCATCAGAACTATATCGTTCAATTGTATAATTTACTAATTGTCTATAGATATGTTCATCATATGGACATAAAGCAATTCTGTCTCGCTCGAAAGATAATTTTAATTGATTAACCATAAATTGTTTAACTGGTTCTTTCATAATCATTCTACTAATTGGGTCAATCACATCTAGTTTTTGACTAAATTGATAACCAACTACTTTGTCTTTCAATCCAGATGATGGATGTTTATCACCATAAATATGTAACCGCTCTAATTGATAATCCAATTTGTTATCACTAAGTTTTTTATCTTAGCTTCTTATTATCACTAATAAGTTCAGCATATTTTTTCATGTGTTCTACATGGTGCGGCCTCTTGGGAAAATTATATTCTTTAATAAAGGTTCATTTCCTATGCGTTGCCCCTGATTAATATTTTACAATTAACCTTCGGTTCGAGTTATCTTGTGTAAGAATTTTACACAAGACTTTCTCGTTTAATTCCGCACTTGTAATCTTAATTATTCCTAATTAAGACGGCAATTATATTTACCATATCCGCGGTCACAGAATATCCATGATGGATTATATATATCATTCATTTCAATGATGCTATTAACAGCATTATCCAATGTGTATTCACCTTTAGGTATTTCGATACGTTGCATAACCATAAATTGTTGTAGGTCAGGAACATATTCTAATACCAATAAAGATGAGCCTGCTTGATAGGCATCATAATCCACACCCATACATCTCCAAGGATTAGGAGGTGCTGGATTATATTTAGTATAATTAATAAAATTAGGACGTTCTCCAAATTCTTTTTCAGCACGTCTTAGTATTTCATCTGTTGGTGGTAAATAACAATAATTAAATTTATTTCTTGCATCATCAATCATTGTTTTATTAAAAACACCAGAATCTTCTGTACCGAATTCTGCTAAGATTTCATGTTCATAAGCAGAAGCCGTCATAGTAGATTTAAAAGAATCATCCATTTCTTGAGTAAAACCAGGATTATCATGGCTAGGGTGGTAGTGCTCCACATAATTCATGTCCCGATTAACACACATATTATAGAATGTACCGCGTTTACCAGTTGGTGTAGATGAAGCTGTAATACCAATATCATCACGTTCGGCAGCAATCATAGCAATGGTATCATAGTCTCCATCGGCCATATAATCGAGTTCGTCAAGAAATATCCAGTCGGCTTTCTGACCCCTCATACTGGCTGCGTTTGACCCCGAAGATGCACCTGTCGTAAAACCTAAAATAGCAGAGCCATTTTTAAATTCAATCATATATGGGCTATTAATTAATCGTTTTACTTCATTATCTAATAAAGGACTATTAGCTAAAATTTCTTTTAATCGCATCCAGAATGCATTAATTTGATGTTCGTAAGGAGCGGCAAATAAAACACGAAACGCTGGTTTAGTTAGTGCTTTATATAAAGCACTTACAATCATCGTTTCTGTTTTACCAGTATTATGTGTAATGAATTGATTCGCTACGAAATTATGATATTCATCTACTTCGATATCGTAAGTCATTTCTGCTGGCAAATTTTTCATATTCACGATGCGTCCCCACATAATTGTATCGCACGTTAATATTTCGTCGTATTCATGAATACCGAAATGGTGCAATACAGTTAATGCAGAATCTAACGATTTATTATAAGACATTTCGAGTCCTAATTCTTTTAATATTTTTTTCTTTTTCGTTTTCGTTAAGCTATCAAGTAACTTAATAATATTTCTAGGTACGAATGGATTATCATCATAATAGTCTACAGAGTTTTTATAAAATGCATAATCTTTTTCTGAGAATTTATCTTTAATATGTTGTAATCCAAATGTCTCTATTGTTTTAATCACAAAGACATTTTTATCTATCGTAAAATCACTGAAATTATTTTCTAAATGAGCATCACCGAAGATACCGAATTGCGTTAATATATTTCTAATGCCAGCAATTAAATAACTTCTATTATTCTGGAATGTAAAATTTAAAAACCGAGTATTATACTCTACAATTCTTTTTTTCTTTACGGTTGTATGTGTTTTAAATAATTCATTAAAGAAAATAACCAAATCTTCTTTTCGTAACGAAGCAATGTCATTAAAATTACCATACCAACCATACCAATGACATAACTTTAGTATCTCTTCGTTTTTAACTTCGAAGAAGCATTCATCTTCTGTACTTAATAAACGTCCGCCCATATTTTTAACAGCTTTACTGACTACTTTATACGCAGGCGAATCTTTTAATAATAAAAAGCCATGACGTTTATTTTTGTAAATATAACTATTATAGATATTAGCTATCAAACGAATTTTATTTTCTTCCATGGTATTGTCACCGAAGAAATTAATTTGACTCGCAATAGCAATATGGTCATCGTAAGTTAAATCTTCTGCATTTTTCCAACCTGTAGCTGTTAAAAATGGATGATTATCGGTTACGATAATTTGTGTACCGAGATGCGTTTTTATATATTTTAATGGCTTAACACCATTTTCCCATATTCTAGCTTTTTGTTTATGTTGTTTATACGTTTCCATATCATAAGCAACGACACTAAAATCATCAGGAGTTTTTTCAAATATGTCTTTGGCTTGTCTATATCTTCCTTGTTGACTATCAAAAATCATAGTTCTGCCAGCGACACAACGACGCCCACATCTAAATACTAGACGTGTATGTGTATCTCTTAACATCTCTGCTTGATAGTCACGAGCAATCCATGGCACTACCTTTTTTGTTTTAGGGTCATTCGTTCTAATGAAAGCCTTAGCCCATAATACAGGGTCGCCCATGATTTCTTTCATTTTGGCTTTTTCTATTTCATTTAATTTAAATGCCAAAAGAGAAATCCTCCTTTATGTAAATTTAAAAAATAATATACTTATTATAGTATAGCACAAAAGAGCCTAGTTTTCTACTAAGCTCTTTTATCATTATCGTTTCATATATTTGGCTTCATTACCCATGACTGCCATTTTATTATTATATTGTGTTCGTTTCATGACATTCATGGCTGCTTGACGCATAGTATAAGCACCTTCTGTTTCATTAAACATAGCATTCTGGAATGGAGTGCCATTGCCTCTGTACATCATAGTATATTGATGTTCACGTAATGCTTGATAGCCTTTAATAGCATATTCAGGAGCATTCATAACTGCTTGTGCTCCTAAATACGTACCCATACCGAATAAGCCTAATCCAAATTCAGCAGCGCCTTTCACGAAAGACGAACCAGTACTATTACCTTCTTGTTTACTATCATTATATGTACTATAGCCAGCTAAGCCACCCATAGCTACATTCATTTTACTAACGTCAGGCTTAAAACTAGGTTTAAGTGCTTTACCACCAGTTTTTAATAATGATACGGCTTTACCTAAAATCATTTACCGATTTTACCTAACATACCTAATGCACCAGCTACACCTAAACCAGTACCAGCTGCTGTACCGATACCTGCTGAACCTTGACTATCACCAACACGATTACCAGCAATACCAGCACCAGCTACAGTACTTGCTACAGCTGCACTCGTAATACTTGCTTGTAGTCTATCGCCACGTTTCCATGCATCAGCAATTGTTTTGAAACCATTAATCGGTTTATTAAACATACCCATAATCTTAATCCTTTCTGTATAAATTATATAAAGATTTTATACTAGAACCAGCATTCACGCTTTTATATCGTATTTCTGTATTATCTAGCCATTCATTAATCAATTTTAATATATATGTAATCATATATTAACCAAATCGATTCTGATGTAATGCAAATGCTAAACTACCATCTACACTACCAGTATTACTATATTGTTTTTTATCATCAACAAAGGGTGTAGCATTTTGTACTGTATTATCGATAGTACCTAATGAATAATTTTCTACTGCATCCATTCCTTTACCAGCAGAGCTAATTATACCGGCACCGATAATGGCACCTACACCTAATTTAGTAGGAACAGGTACAGGAATTTTACTAGTATATTTACCTTCGCCAAATGATTTAACATTAACGAATTTCCCGCCAATTTTTTTAGCTGAACTAATTATACTCATGTATTTATTCTTCCATATTAATAATATCTTTCATCATATCAGATAATGAAACAGCTTGTTCATCATCTTTTTGATTTTTAATTTTATCTTTACGAGTCATCATCAATAATTGATATACCGAATCTCTTTTTTTACTCATACGTTCATACGCATCCCATGCTTTAGATACAGTCGGCTGAATAATTTCATTACCTTCTCTATCGGCACCAATAGCCATATCAAGTACAGGTGTACCTTCTTTAGCGAGTAATGCTTTACATCGTTCTAACATAATATCTAACGTAATTAATTCAGATAACAAATTCTTATCTGTAAAACTAGCTGTATTAATATCTATATCAGAAGAATATCCCATGGCTCTAATATCTATTTGTGCGAGTTCCGTAGGACAATATTCACCGACAGGAGCCATATCATATTTTAATAATTCGCAGGTAGATTCATATGGACAGACTTTGCCTTTACATACTAACGGTACTTTAGCAAACATACCATTTTTAGTACTTAGCATAGTCATAGCAGCTTTTTTACTTTCGAGTGCCTTAGGAGATAAGCCCCATGGGTTATCGCTTTTGGTCATTAATTTTTCGAAGCGTTCTCTTTTTTTAACGATACCATTTAATTCTTCTTCTTCCGACCAAGTGTCTTCCGCACCAGATTCAATTAAATCTTTATCTGCCAAGCAGACACCTCCTTTATTATAATTAGTATATAAAAAATAAAATTAGTACTTGCATCTATTTTTATATTACTATATAATAATAACAGAAAAACTAATTGCATGCAAAAGGTAGTGTGAATCTCCTCGTTAAATAAGAATACCTACCGTAAAGTTTTTCTTTTCTCTCTCTCCTGTCTGACTGATACAGACAACAAAACTCCTTATAATGATAACAAAAAAAAGAGATGGCTAACCTCGGGCTGTCTCTTTTTTTGTATCTATTTTTTCTTTCGCGGGAAAAAGAATTGTGAAATGAAAAATGTAAAAAATATTATATGAGAAGTGGTAAAAAATTTAGAGAGGAGTAGAATATAAAAAATTTTCTTATAGCGATTTCAAAAATTATAAAAAATTGGGAGAGGTAGCAAATTATCAATTAAAAAAATAAATGAGAATGCTTATAGCAATTTTGAAAATTATAAAAAATTGTGAGTGGTAGCAGGTATAAATGAAAATTTTGGGCCTGAAAGTTTTGAGCCCCCGGGTTGTAAAACTGTTTCAAAATTTTTATTTCTTTCGCCTTTTTTAATCTGGGCGACTTTTTAAATACAGATTATTTATTTTTCATGTGGAGGTAAATAACCATGAAAGAACTAAAAACAATCCATGAACTTTGTGTTAATATCGTTGACAAAGAGATGGAGAAAAAAGCAATGACTGGTGAAGGTTTCACACTAGAAGAGAAGAAAGCCATTGCAACTAGCCTAAATCTTCTTTGGACTAAGACTGAATTAAAATTCGGTCTCAAGTTCATTCTTCGTTGTTTAGATGAGGAATGGGAGTTGGATGCTGAGTCTTCTTACGATTGTGGAGAGAAATGTACTTGGGAGCCATCAAAAAGCAAGTATTATACTGTTGCCAATATATTGTTATATTGCAATGGGTATAAAACATTCAAACAATTTGAAAGAATTGGTTGGCTTGAATTATTTAAGATAGTTACTGATGAACTTTCTTCTTCTAACTAATCTTCTTCGCCGTGAGTTAGGGCGAATACTAAATACTAACTCTTTTCTTTTATTTCTTTTTTCTTTATTTTATTTTAATTGTACTGTAGGAGGTACTATCATGAAAACTATTTCTACTATTGCAACTATCGTAACTATTTCCGCTTCTTTGTTCTTCTTCTCTCCTTCT